TTCTAGTTGTAGAGTTTGTCGTTTCTACCTTCTTACTATTAGTAAGAGATCTAAACGACAGACACAGCAACTAGAACTCGCTTCTAGTCAGTATTTTACCTGACTCTAGTATTGGGGACTTTGGGCAAGAAAAAACCCGCGCGGGGCGGGTTTATTACGGGCGATCGACCGTTAAATCTTGAAATCTATAACTTCATAGAAAAATGATTCTATGCAATTCGCTACGGCATCACAAGGTTTCTCACCACGGCTGATCCGCACAGCCGCCGATTCCTGTACCGCACTGATCCGCCGTAAAGCTTTACGCCCAAAACTGTCGCGGGTTAAAGCTACTGGGTTCCCTAGCTCTTCCTTTATCTGCTTTGCTGTCTTTCCAAACAATCCCCTGTTGATAGCGTCAATAGGTGTCGAATAGTGGAAAAACGAGATCTCCTTACCCGCAGCCTCGCGACTTTGTTTGATAGCTGATGTGAACTCCCAAAACAGCTCCTTAACCGCAAGGCGATCCACTATCCAAGCTTGACGCTCTTCTAGTCCTAACTCGATCCCTAATTGTTCAAAGGCGATTGACCGGATTGAATCCCCAAAACCCGCAGCTAATATTTTGGCAACTTCTATATTTTGGTTAACCGATGATTCCCATGTGGCGATCGCTAGAAAATCTTCCAGTGAAATTAAAGCAACTTTGGGAGTGCCATCAGTTTTTTTATTGACAATGATTCCGGTAAATTTGCCGATAACTAAATCCTTGCCCAGAAAGGCTTTGAGCGATTTAGAGGCGATTTTTTTCCGATAACTGTCTGCCCTGTAATTGAGAATGACTTCTGGGGACTCATGCACCGGAAGTTTACGCTTTGCGGTGCTTTCTATCTAAGAAAAAACCCGCGCGGGGCGGGTTAGGTGCTGTCTATTTGGTGGATGTTGAGTCTATAAGGGCGATCGTCTCATCGTGATTTTTCCCTGACGATCGCAGCATATGATAGCTGTAATAAGTGCGATTCAATTGCTCCATTAGTGCATAGTCATCTGGGTTGTAATCGTCAATATGTTTTAAAGACAATCCTGCCGCTGTCTTCAATTTGTTAACCTCAGCCCCGTAGTTGACGGTAATCGAGAGTTTGTCGCCGTCTTCTTTTAGCCAGTCGGTGAACATATCACGAAACTGTTGCCGATGAGTTTGACGCGCGACAATCACACGCTGGCGGTCTTCTTTCTCACGTTTGATGTTGAAAGCATCCGCCCAAAGCTGATCTATTGCGACACCAATTAGGTCGTCACAGGTATCTGTTGCCGATTCATACCCGGCTTTGTCCAACACTCTCAATATGCGCTGGAAGTCGATCAAGTTTACTGCTAAAGTTTTGTTTTTGTTAAATTCGGTCTTACAATCAAAAAAGACTACTTGGGGGGTCTTGGAACCCTTAGCTAGTAATCGTTTCAAGGTTTGAGCCGTGTAATTTTGTGTGTCTTGATTCAACCAGTTGATGCCTATTTGGGGAACGCCGATCGCGAAACTCCCATCATCTTCTAGCATCAAACCTTCAAACCCTAAATTCCCGATACTGACTGTGGCGATCGTAGCTTTGCGTGTTATAGCCTTGCCGTTAAAATCGTGTGGTATGATAGCCATAGTTGCCTTGTTTGATAAGGGGACTCAATGCACCGGAAATTCAAGTTTCGCGGTGCTTTTTCTATTGTAGCATAATGGCAAAGGTTTGCACTAAAATGCGGTGACGATCGCGCCCTGAGACTCCATTTTGTAGGAGCCTTGCACGGTTGTGAAACCCGCTCCCAGTATATCTTCTAAGCCTTTTGGGAGCCTTTTCGACCGGGTGGTAGATTCGTTCAATCCGATGCTTTCTGCAAGCCCTGCACCTGAGAGAGAATTGTTAAGGACTTGTTAAGTTTGTGACAAAAAAGCTAGGGGCGGGCGGCGTAATAGGTGACATCAGAATCGTATCAATACCCGGTAAAGTGTCATCGTCTGGGAAGTCGAAAGCATAGGGAGAAATAGAGGCTTTATATTCAATTTTTGCCAGCCATCGAGTATCCTGTACCATTAACTGCCATTCCATATTTGTTAATACGCCCGCGGCATAATCAGGTAGGAATAAATGCAACAATCCCCACACACGCTCGACAACAGGGAAACAAGCCGTAGCAGTCTTAACCCTACTCGGTAATAGTACGTTTACTTCTATTGAGACTGAGTTAATATTGCCGCCATTTATGAACACTACGACATCACCCGCAGTCTCTTGTTTCATTCTTTCTGTGTCATCGGGTAAACCTCGCACCAACACGCCGCCCGGTTGAAGCAACTCTCGCACTGGTTGCAGTTTGTTTAAAATACTCAACTCTATTTCTTTCAGCATATTTTTAAAAGATTGTCTGACTTGATTGTAGTGGCTAGCCTGTCTCAAAGCAGCATTATTTGAGGTATTAAAGCCCTGCTATACTCTGTTCTTTGGGTTTTCCCGTACAGCACCTTCAGACGGCTTTAAAACCCCATAGAGTTCCTTCCGATCGCCGGGCACGTCATTCTTCAGAAGCGAGGTTAGAAGTCCTTCACACTTACTGTAGAGTCTGTCGTTTGAATAGTCTTACTATTAGTAAGAGATCCAAACGACAGACACATCAGGTAGGACTCGCTTCTATTCTACCTTTTACCTGACTCAATACATGAGTCAGGTTTTGGTAAAATTGAAGGGAAAAAGTGCCACCCGCCCGGTAGGTTCCAGCCGCCCGATCGGGAGCATCGAGCGTTCAGACAACCGTTCAGCCGTGTTCAGCCGTGAACGCATCTGAACGGTTACAGGGAGGGGCGTTCAGGCGTTCAGACGAGCGTTCAGAAAATTTAATGAGAGGCTTTTAGAGGCGTTCAGACACTCTGAACGACTGAATAATCGAACACCGTGCGATCGGTTCTAACTGGCACAGTGCGCGACGTTCAGACGTTCAGACAAGAGTTCAGCCGTGTTCAGCCGTGAACGCATCTAAACGGTACAGTGCGCGAGGTTCAGGCGTTCAGACAAGCGTTCAGACTAGCGTTCAATACTCTGAACGCCTGAATAATCGAATTCAACCCACCCGATCGGTTCGATACGCACACCCTTTGTGTCAATGGTTTGTATTCAGAAGCGAGGTTAGAAGTCCTCACCGTTACTGTAGAGTCTGTATTTTAATTTGTCTTACTATTAGTAAGAGATCCAAACGACAAGCACAGCAGGTAGAACTCGCTTCTAGTCTCCCTTTTACCTGACTCAATACATGAGTCAGGTTTTGGTAAAATCGAAGGGAAAAAGTGCCACCCGCCCGGTAAGTTAATCTTTGAGAATACCGTTTAAACCAGGAAATAAATGTTTGAGAATGCAGAGACAGCATTAGCCACGGCTAAACGCTGGGGAAATATTACAGATCCGGCGTTCGATCCTGACTTAATATTGCTCCTAGCCGCATCAAAAGCTATCGAAAGTTTCCGCCCTTTTGCGGTGGCGGCGTTCTGGATTGCAACAGGTGCTACCACTACCAGAGGTTTACTTTATGAGGCGACAGGTGAAGCTAAATTTTTAAAACCGGAAGAGTTAGATCAACTAATTCTGCGGCTGTTAGCGCTCCAAGAGGGATTTGATTCTAACTTAACAGGCATTCCCGGTGGGTGGGATCTAACAGGATTGAAAGCGACATTGTGCAAAGGCTGCACGTCTGAAGAATCGATCAATCCTATCCCTTTTAGTTATGGGTTGCTGACTATTTAATTCCACACAAAACCCGCTAATTTTTATTAGCGGGTTCTGTGTTTCAGATCTTCGATCAATACCCTACAAAATAGGCATCATCTTCTGGATCTATGTCGTCATCATCATCATCAAATAGATCGTCATCATCACCAAATAGATCGTCATCATCACCAAATAGATCGTCAGTTTCTGCTAAAAGATCGTCATCATCACCAAGTAAGTCGTCATCATCTTCAAGTAATTCGTCATCATCTTCAAGTAATTCGTCATCATCTTCAAGTAAGTCGTCATCGGACTCGGACTCGTCACCAAAAAGATCGTCGTCATTGTCATTAAATAAAGATTGCAATTCTTCTTGTTCTTGCACTTCATCCAGAACCCATAAAGCATAACTGTTTTTATCCGCAGTTTTTTCGATCTTGCTATTTTTAGGCATTGTCTTTCTCTCTCTCTCTCTGTTTTTTTACCGGTACTTGATTGTCTCAGCTATTAATCAGCAGCGATCTAATTTGCTGACAAACCCAGATATAAACTTCCACATTGCACCACATCGCAAAGTCGATCGCTACATCTTTATTTCCCCAAATCCCCCGCTCTTCTGGGGTTCCATGCCGTACCACTTCCATTACAGGATCACCCGTCACAGTTGAAAGCACAAATAGGGAATCGCACTTGTCTTTGAGTCTTGGATAACTGTCTGCTTTTTTACCTACCGCTTCTGCTAAATCCGACAAGCTCACCCACAAATCACCATCTCGGTTATCAAATCGAATCGCATTCGTACCATTAAGTTTTAAAAACGTTAAATCAGACATTTTTTGCTCTCTCTCTTGTTTTCCTGTTTCTTTAAGCTATCACACCGCAATAGTTGATGTCAATGGTTTGTGCAAGTTAATTTTAAGAAACCCTACACGGCTGGCAATGTATAGGTTTCAGAAATCTAACCAACTACAGAAGACAACAGGATAATGTCATCAGGTAGGACTTGCGGTGCTGTTGCCCAATCGGTTGAGGCAATAATGAGATTAGAAGCGGGTAATGTCAGATTAGCTTCATAGACACCGCTAACAGCTTGCAAGGCTCCTATTATCTGCTTAACGACAACATCTTTTCCCATACTTGCTCCGACGCTCTGAATGTACGTGTTAAGTGCCGCAGCGCACCGTTCTTTGATCGTGTTTATATCAGCCGTTGAATAAGTAGTAATTGTTGCGGCTATCTGAAAATTGATAATTGTGGGAGCTTCTACAGTAAAAACTACCAATGTTGGCTTCACTTTGGGATCTGTCAATGCTGCTAGAACTGTTGCTATCAAACCAGCGGACGGTAAACCAGTCTTAGTTATAAATTTCACCGAGACGGACGGTGCTACTGTCAAAATAACAGCAACATCGGTAATACTTGGATCAACTCGTTTTACTATTGTTTCAATTTGCTCTTTAGTGCCCGCTGTTGTAAAGGCTGATGGAGCACTCATTACTCGCAGTCTATAATCATCGTCTGTCTCATTTAACCGTCGGGAAAGACCAAATAACACGCCGATTTCGTCTAGTCTTTCCCCTAGCGCAAAGTTGATCAATCCGCCTTCAGCCGATCGCTGGATTGATCCGTTTTGCAATCCTGACAGAAATGCTATAACCTCTAACATTATATTTTCTGGGGTTCCCACAGCGGCGGGTTCATTCCCCAAGTCTTCCCACTTCTGGAATGCTGCTGTCCGTAGTGATGCTGCCGTCTGTCCTGTTAAATTTGGTGCTACCATCTGTTCTCTTCTGACTTTGTTGCCTCTTATCATAGCCTTAAGGCCACATCGCAACCTCAAAACGTAGGTTTTCCCCGACAGCACCTTCAGACGGCTTTAACCGGGAAAATGAGTCTTAATCTCTCACCGATCGCCCCGCCCGGTGCACCGTCAATTTTTAGAAGCGAGTTCACAATTCCTTCACCTTTACTGTAGAGTCTGTCGTTTAAGTTGTCTTACTATTAGTAAGAGATCCAAACGACAAGCCCATCAGGTAGCACTCGCCTCTAGTCTCCCTTTTACCTGACTCAATACATGAGTCAGGTTTTGGTAAAATCGAAGGCGTGATCGCTCTGAGACTGACGGCAAGAGAGAAAAGTTGGTAGACCTTGACAAGCTTTTTCCACGATCCATTTATGTGCATAGCGTGATTGTAATGAAGAAGCTAGCCCGATCGCCCGTTGGGAGCCCAAAAAAGAAACCCGCGCGGGGCGGGTTCATTGCGGGCGATCGGGGCGGGTAGAAATTAAGAGTAAAAGTCGATCGCGTCAGTGACTGCTAACAGCGGTTCCAGCCCTCTGTCTATCAACCTCACGGCGTGACCTTCAATTCTGTCTATCAACACCAAAGATGCGGCACTATGGGTACTTCTCAGTTCATTTCTGTCGCACGATCGCTCTGCACAAAGTTTGGCTGCTGTTTTCCCGAATAGCGATCGGTTGATTTTGTCTGAGCAATTCGAGTACACGAACTTTCGGTAATTCTCCGAGACTTCATTTTGCTTGCCCAAATATTCCTTTATTGCGTCGGTCAAAGTGCGACGGGTAATTTTCCCGGCTAGTCGGGCGGTTAGATATTCTTGCCGATTGTGCTTGTCAAATTCAATCCCAAATGCGTCTGAGAATAACTGGGTGAGTGCTAGTCCGACTAATGCAAGGTTTAACTCAAGAGCTTTTTTGTTTCCCCTTGAGGACAAAACTACAATGACTTTCTCAAACTCCAAAAGTGTAACACAGTTGACAGCCTTTGGGTTCAATGTAGTACGCGCTTTGGATAACTGGAAATCCTCACCCAGTATAGCTTTGATGTCTCTTGATGCGTGAACTTTGGATAACTGGAATATACTACAAATCTGTGAAACTGCTACCGCATATTCCCCATTATCCTCAAACCTGAGACCTTCTATTTCCAAAGTTCCCATTTTGACGATCGCGATCGTAGCTTTGCGTGTTAGAATACTCATTAGTTGACCTGCTTTTTAGGTTTACTCATGCACCGGAAATTCGAGTTTCGCGGTGCTTTTCTATTGTAGCATAATATCAAAGGTTTGCACTAAAATGCGGTGACGCTCAAACTCCACAAGTGTAACACAGTTGACAGCCTTTGGGTGCAATGTAGTACGCGCTTTGAGGAATTGGAAACCCGCTCCTAGTATAGCCTTGAGGTCTCTTGATGCGTTCTTTATGAGGAACGAGAATATACTACAAATCTGTGAAACTGCTATCGCATAGTTCTGCCTTGTACCTTTATTGCGATCGGTTGTCACTCGACATAACTGAAAACCCGCACCCAATATACCTTTCAGCCATTTTGGTGCCCTAATTGGTATAACTGAAAACAGCGTCGCGACTTGCTGTTGTGCCCTTCTACCGCTTCTCTGTTTGTCTTGTCTTGATTAAGCCAGAATCCTCTGCCAGTATAACTTTGATGTCTCTTTTGACTTGATTAGTGATTAAGCCAAAAAGGCTAGCGACTTGCTGTTGTGCGATCGCATATTCCCCATTGTCATCAAATCGGAGACCTTCAAACTCAAAACTCCCGATACTGACTGTGATGCGTTTCTCGACAAAAAAAATCCCCCCAAAGTTGGAGAGATAGCCGAATATTAAATCGATTAGTCGCTTAATAGTTTGGTCGTTTGGTCGTTTGGTCGTTTGTTCACCAGTGCTAACTGTTCGCCTTTGCTTAATTCCTCAAATTGCACAACTATGGGCTTGTATGTATCCGCGCTGGTAATTTCTACTTCCCCGTCGCTAAACCAGCGATAAACCGTTTCTGTGTTGCCTAGCAGAAAGGTGGAATATCGAGATAAAAGTTTAGGAGATTCTTTCGTTTGACTTTGCATTTCAATCAATCCTCTAAACTTAAAAAAGTGGCTATTGATGGTTTTGGTTCCGGTTGTGAATAGGTAGACCAATTCCAACCTGGAGGCGTACCGGGATCTGGATGGTTAGGATCGTCTGAATCGGTGACATCAAAACTGATCAAAAATGTCGGATGTCCTCTCTCGTTTTCGCCTAACTCCGACAGCAACTGTCCATCGGTGGTGAATGGCAAAATGTCCTTTTCAGCAAACCCGTAACCAGAGTTAGGCTCTGTTTGTGTTAGGATCAGTAGAACACGCCCCGTCTCGTTTTTCGTTGTGTTTGGATTCATTGTTTTTTCTAGTTTCAGATACATTTTACCCGTTGAAGGAAAGGGGAATAGATCCCCTTTCTACTATCGATTAGAAGGGCATATCGGTAAAATCAGCCTCTAACTTTGCAGGCGCTTCTACCGCAAGTTCGGGTGAAGGAGAGCCACTACCACTAATAGCTCGTTGTGGAGGTACAGCAGCCGATCGCAAGGTTTCAGGCCGTCTATGCTCATCAATCATTTGGATTGAGGCTTTGACGGTGAAATGCGAATTATATGGTCGGATATCGCCTATCAATAATATCAACCGCCGACCTTTAAAGACAGAACCAAGCTTGTTAAAACAGTTGGTCAAATCTTTGTTGGTCGTATAACTCCCCTCCATGTCAACACCGTTAGCGTCTTGCAGCCATAGCTCCCAATTCGGGGGGAATTTGGCATTCTCAGGTTGTTTAATCTTGGCATAATCGCGAACATACCAGAAGCTATTCTCTCCCAATATGTGCAGTTTCTTTCGATTGTTTGTGGAGCCTAGCACCTGCAAAAGTAAATCAGAAACCGCTTGAACACCTGCCTTTTCTTGCGGTGTAGCTCCGACAGTTTCGAGTAAATGCTCGATCAATTCCTTGCTGACTGTGATGTTGTCATCACCTAAAATCTCTGCGATAACCTCGCGACGTTTTTTGATCAGTGGAACTTCGTATATGACCTTGACAGCAGGATTGTTTGGAGTGAACGCGATAGAGACAGAGACAGAGGTACTCTCATCTGAATTCTGATAAATCTTCTCGATCAACCGTCCGGTAATGTTTCCTACTTTGAAAGTTTTAGCGACAACATTAAATTCGAGTTCGTATTTGTTATCACCGCTTACAAGCCATAACGACTTATCGCCTCCCATGATTCCCGGTGCATAAACTGCCGTAACCATATCCCCTTGGACTTTCACCCTGAGCAATGAAGTCTCATCTACTTTTCCGTCATCGCCAGCAGCCTCTAGTAAGAAGCTGTAAAGATCCGCTCCCTCGTTAATATCCCCCAAACAGAGAGCGTCTGCATGGACTGGATGCCAACCGTCCGCCGGGTACTGTCGAATCGTACACGAGGGAAACATTGAACCTGCAAATACAATTGTCTTAGTAGGAATGAAGCCATTGCCTTTGATTGCCATGATATGTCCTGTTCTTTTCTTCTGGGTGATCTGTTTTTTCTTGCTGGTTTTGCAGTGCTCATCAAATGGGTTTTTTGTGTCTTTCTCAACCATGTATACATACTAACTGATGTCAACCCTATCTGTCAAGGGTTTCTATAAAGTATTTTTGAAAAAGGCTGGAAGTGCTGCGGGGTATAGATGTGGGTAACAAATTGGGTGCCAGGCGATCGCTATCGGAGTATAGAGATGCCTATCGCCGGGCCCGATCGGTCAAGACAGACTCATCTAGCATTATTTTAGAGCTTGGTTAACTGCCTATTAACTGTCTGGCAGTCAAACATTTTTACTACAATCGTACTATGCACATAGCTAGAACCTAGCAAAAATGCTAGAAGCGAGTTCACAATTCCTTCACCTTTACTGTAGAGTCTGTCGTTTAAGTTGTCTTACTATTAGTAAGAGATCCGAACGACAGACACATCAATTAGAACTCGCTTCTAGCATACCTTTTACCTGACTCTAGTATTGAGGACTTTTGCCAAGAAAAAACCCGGCGATCGGGAGATCGTCGGGTTGTTTTAGGCAGGTGTGTCTAGTCAAAAAAGAAAAAGGATTTGACCGTCTTTTCTAATTCTGGGGTGCGATCGTACACATTGACTTGATCGTGCCCGTGTTGAGCTGTCCCCAAAGGTTCGTGATGTTGGTGAAACCGCTCTACCCATTTGCCTAGTTTGGACTCTTCACCGGGCTTTAAGGAATACCCCAAATCCTGTGCTAAAACGGCTGGGAAGACTGCTGTCGCTGCTGTTAAGGTCATCTTTTTCTCTCTCGTTACTGTTCTCTTTAAAAGATAGCACACCCAAACACTTTATGTCAATACTTTTTTAATTCTTCAGAAGCGAGGTTAGAATTCCTCACCGTTACGGTAGAGTCTGTCGTTTTTACCTTCTTACTATTAGTAAGAGATCCGAACGACAAACTCATCAATTGGAACTCGCTTCTAGTCAGCATTATACCTAACTCTAGTATTGTGGACTTTTGGCAAGAAAAAACCCGGCGATCGCATCACTTTTGAAACCGTTTGTTTTAGGCAGGTGCTACCAAGTCCGCAGCCTCAAACCTATGCCGTGTAATGTTTTGACCTAATTTTGCCGAATGCAAAGTCCGCACATCGAATGATGCTATACGCCGCCCGTTTCCATAGAAACCATTGACATCTGTCAGGCGGTGAGTTAAAATAGCAGAAAGCGAGAAAGAGAGAGGAAAAGGGATGAGTTATGAAAACGGTGCGGATAAATATTCAAAACCGGGGAATGTGTACGTCTTTGTCAATTTGAAGCGATGGAAAATAAAGATCGGATTAACGGGGCGAAAAGTGGAGAGAAGATTAGAAGAAATACAGCAAGACTACGGCAGACAGGTTATGTCTGTGTTCGTCTGTGAGACTTCTAATATGTGGAAATTGGAGCAGACGGCACATCGGAAGTTTCGCAAGTACAAATCGCCAGAACCTAAAAACCTGACAGGACAGTCTGAATGGTTCGCACTTTCACCGTGTTTAATAATTAAAGTGATTTGTTTCCTGTTTCTTCAGAATAAACGGCTAGAGATTGGCTATCGAATTGAGAAGAGTTGGTGCTTTAAGCTGCTAAATATGCTAAAAAGATAGAGATAAGATCGGGCGTTGAAATACCCGATCTTTTTTGTGTAGCACGGACAAAAACAATGGGATTATTAGCAAAATATAGAAACAGGGTTGAATTAGAAAATAGTGGGGAATTGTTGAAATTGCAACCGAAACAACAGGAAGTGTTCAACAGTAAGGTAGACATAGCGATATCAGGAGGAGCGGCGGGCGGGGGCAAATCGGCATTAGCGGCCGCGATTGCAGCAGATCAATCAAAAATAATAAATGAAAAATACCGCTGTGTAATATTTAGACGAACTCATGCACAGGCAAGAAACCCTGGGGGGATGGTAGACGAAACAAAGCGCTGGTATCCGACATTAAACGGGCGGCTAAATGAAAGTAGATTAGAATGGGTGTTTCCGTCGGGTGCTAAAGTAACTCTATCGCATCTACAGCATGAGAAAGACCGCCTAAACTGGCAAGGGACGGCACTATGCACGATAATTTGGGATGAGTTAACACATTTTACAGAGACTCAATTTTGGTATCTAATGAGTCGGGCCCGATCAATCAGCGGCATCCGTCCTATAATTCGTGCAACTTGTAACCCTGATGCTGACAGTTGGGTTGCAAATTTAATCAATTGGTGGATAGGTGACGACGGCTACCCAAATCCCGATCGCGCGGGTGTGTCGAGATGGTTTGTTAGGAAAGGTCTTGATACAATTTGGAGAGATACCAGGGAAGAGTTGCTAGAAATATTTCCTAGTAGTGATCCTAAATCACTCGCTTTTTATCCTTCAAAACTAGAGGATAATCAAGCATTAATGACAGCCGATCCTAACTACAAAGGAATGTTAGAATCACTTTCTGATCCGGTAGAAGTTGCCAGACTATTAGACGGCAACTGGAAAATCCGATCAAGTGAATCAAGACTGTTCAAACAGAGCGCGATTTTTGCTTGTGCTGTTGGGAATTGGCAAGATCCAAAATTAAATCATAATTACTTAATCGGAGTCGATCCTAACTTTGGAGGTTCCGACTTTTTCGTGTTTCAAGTTTGGGATCTGACTCGAACTCCCTATCAATTGGTTTACGAATTTAGAGAGCAAAAACAATCAATTTTAAGCTCGATCGCAGCGCTAGGAAATACTATCGATCGCTATCAGCCATTTATTGTCTCAGTTGAAAAGAACGGGGGCGGACAGACAATATTAGAGACGATAGCGGCTCAATACCCTGGTACTAGAATGGAAGCCGTCAACACTTCCCACATATCAAAAAAAATCAACACCGATCGGATTGCGATCGCTGTTGAAAGTTTAATTGTTGTTTACCCGGCTGACTGGGTTGGTATAAATGAGATGTTAGATTTCTCTAAAATTGCAAGAGAAGCTGTAACCGGAAATGATGACTGTATTATGGCGTGGGCGGTCGCTTTTGCCTTCCTAGACGAGGCTCTAGAGAATGGCATCATCTCCCCTACTTTGCTATTTTAAGGTTTCTAAATATTTCCCCATGTTTTCCTGAGAATGATATTTGCGATCGTTGTCTTTGAAACACCAAATCGGACTTGAATAGCTGCCCTTGATACCCCATTGTCGGCTAAGCGTCGGATTTCTAAGACTTCGAGACTTGTCAACTTTGACATCGGGTGTTTATCGCCGCTGTTGTCTCTTGTTCGATAATTGTTAACGCTGTCCATTTGCTCTGTATTCCCTTATTTTTTCCTTGTAAGCTTTGATCGCCTCTTCTTCTGTTGCGTAGTTTATACCGAATAGAAACGTGTCAGAAATTTCGTCGTAATTCACAACCTCCCAATTTTTGCCATCTATGAAACGCAAAAGGATGTTGGTGTTTCCCCGCCCCGTAGGAACTAAAGTTGATCGCAGGATCTCATCTTTTAGAAACGATTTTTGAAGTGCTGACAACTGATTGCTCATTTTGGTCTCTCTCTTTTTTCTCTTGTTCGATCGTAACACATGGTAATACTTTATGTCAACCCTTCCCAAAGCTATTAAAAATTGAAAGACCGCCCGCCCGATCGGTCAAGACAGAAGCGAGGTATCAAGTCATCACCTTTACTGTTGTGTCTGTCGTTTCTACCTTCTTACTATTAGTAAGAGATCCAAACGACAGACACAGCAACTAGAACCCGCCTCTATCCTCCCTTTTACCCGGCTCATGTATTGTGGACTTTGGGCAAGAAAAAACCCGGCGATCGGGCGATCGTCGGGTTGTTTCGGCTAGATTGTGTCTAGTCGAAAAAGGCTTTGACTGTCGCCTGTAATTCTGGAGTGCGATCGTACACATTGACTTGATAGCGACCGTGTTGAGCTTGCCCTAAAGGTTCGTGATACCTCCTTACCCATTTGCCTAGTTTGGACTCTTCACCGGGCTTTAAGGAATACCCCAAATCTCGCGCTAAAACGGCTGCTAAAACGGGGTTAGCAGCGCTACCGGGTAAAGCGCTGTTTGCTCCCAATTCCTCTGCTAAACGCTGCTCAAACGCTGCTTTGATTATTGGGTTGGTAATACTCGGCAATAGTTTTGTAGCGTCTACCAATACCTCAAACGATGTCGGCAACTGTCGGGACTGTTCTGGTGCGGGTGCGGGTGCGGTTAGTTGGCTAATAACGTGCTTTACCCCGATCGCCCCAAACGTCCGAGCCAACTGCTTAGCCATCGGTGCGGCTGCTTTAGACTCGTATGCAAAGTATTCGATCGCTAGCCAAACCGCTTGGGGATTAAAGCCATTCTCTACCAAGTCTCCACACTCAAGTCCATGCTCAGTATAGGTTTGGGCTAGTTTTACCGACTTAAAGTCTCCACCATCGATAATAGAGTTGTGGTGAACGCTACAGCAGCGCGCAACACCACGGATGCTCAAATTCCCATTGGGCATTGCCTGATCACGAATGAAACTCAAAAAGTCTTGTTCAGATTTGATAATGTTCATGACGGTTCTCTCTCGCTAATTTTCCGATCCGGCGATCGCACGTTAGTCTTATTTTAGCATACGCAAACACTTTATGTCAATGGTCTTTATCCAGAAGCGAGGTATCAAGTCATCACCTTTACTGTTGTGTCTGTAGTTTAAGTTGTCTTACTATTAGTAAGAGATCCAAACGACAAACACAGCAACTAGAACCCGCTTCTACTCTACCTTTTACCCAACTCAAGTATTGGGGGATTTCTGCTAAAGCGTGGTGTCAAAAACTTGGGGTAAAGTCTCAAAAATATATTTAATGTTGAGTGAGACTTGCCGCCCGCTGGTATTGGGTAGCGCGGCGACAGAGACAGCAATCAGTTCAACTCTAGTCTCAAATGTACGAATTGCTAGACTCATCTCTCTTTCTATCTCGCTGGCTGTTATTTGGTTGCTGTAAACAGCCTCTAGTCCGTACTCTGGCATATAGGGGATCTCTCCCTTTCGTGTTCGTGCCAATATATACAGAGATTGCTGCACGTCGGTTATTGACTGTCTCGCTAGCCGTCCGCCCGGCACTGATAAATAAAACATTTTGAGATATTCCTGTAAAGGGTTGACATCTAGTGTAGTATGTGATAAGATTAAAAAAGCCAGAAAGCCGTGTATAGCTTTCTGACTATAACAAACTCAAAAGAAAAGAGAGAGAGAGTTTGCTATTTCAAATGTAGCAGTTCAATTGCTCAACAGTTGCCAACATCCATAAACGAGAGAGAGACCATGAAAACTACCCTAAAGCGCGATCTCAAAGCACTCCAAAACGCTCTGATCTATACTAAGGAAGCGATCGCGCGTTTGCTGGGAGTCACAGTTAAAAGCATTACTCGGACTATGGTTTGGTGGTCGGGTTTCTGGATTCTGATTAAAGGCAGAAGCCCCCGCCTCTACAAAAAATCTTTGTTTGATAAGCACTTCGCGAATTTCCGCAAGCAGGCAGCGACCAACTACACAGTCTCGAAAACAGACAGCAGCACTTATAAAGTGACTCCGATCGCGCAAGAACCCCCTGCTGAATACACAAAATCTTACCTGGTTTTGAGCGCCGCGCCTAAAGGTTTACTCAGATACACTTGTGGCTGTACGGATTTTAAAAGGTTGTCTGAGGCATTCAGAGCACCCGCCTGCAAGCATATCTATGCAGTGCTAGCTACGCAAGGATTCGGGTCGCTTAAGGAGGCGATCGACAGCAATAAAGCCATCGACACCGCCGCACTCGAAGCTAAACTTGCGATCGGGCTGTAGCACGTCGATTATTCAGGCGTTCAGAGTATTGAACGCTCGGCTGAACGCTCGGCTGAACGCCTGAACCTTGCACACTGTACCGTTTAGATGCGTTCACGGTTGAGACTGTCTGAACGGTCGGCTGAACGCCTGAACCTCGCGCACTGTACCCATTAGAGGCGATCGCACTGTGTTCGATTATTCAGGCGTTCAGAGTGTCTGAACGCTCGGCTGAACGCCTGAACCTTGCACACTGTACCGTTTAGATGCGTTCACGGTTGAGACTGTCTGAACTCTACCGTGAACGCCTGAACCTCGCGCACTGTACAGGTTTGAGACGATAATTGTTCACACCTTATTTTTTCCGTTCAGAGTGTCTGAACGCCTCTAATTAAATTTTCTGAACGCTCGGCTGAACGCTCGGCTGAACGCCTGAACCTCGCGCACTGTAACCGTTCGGTTGAGTTCACGGTTGAGTTCACGGTTGAGTCTGTCTGAACGCTCGGCTGACCCATTTTTCGGGTTAAGGTGGAGAGGAAATTGAAACCTCGCTTCTGTCTTGACCGATCGGGCGGACGGGCCATTCTAATCGACAAAGCCAAAAACAAAAAACCGGGTAAAATGTCATTTTCTACCCGGTTTTTTATGTTTTGGGCATGACAACTCTTTGTATTCTGAATCCAGACAGAGACAGAGACGCGGCGATCGGATGCTGTTAAAACTTCCATATTTTCAACAAATAGGTACAGATAAAAATAGTAAACGTTTACTATTTTTATCTCACATTAAAAACCCGCTAGATTTGGGCATCTAGCGGGTTGTGTCACGGTTCCAGTCTAGAACCCTAACCAGTCGGCTGTTTCCGTCGCATCACCTGCTAACTCGTTAAATTCTCGGTTTGCCTTCACATACTCGCTAGAACCCCCTTTTTTGCAACCCCATAGCTCGAAAATCGTGTCCCCTTTATTTCTTGTCCTCAAAGACTCTCGAATTGCTGAAACCATCTCGTCTTTCGTCAAGTGTTTAAGACCATAAACGACCTCTAACTGGCTGAACTCAGGGCCCTGCAATGGTTCGCTTCTGTCGTTAGTTGGTGAAGGTTGAACACGTCCGCTGCCCCTTTTTGGGCTTTGGGTTTTGGTATCTGCTGCCCAATAGTCCTCTAATTCGACTTCGGGTTCGGGTAAGTCAGCCATCAAAAGACTTAAAGACGGGTCGCTGTTGCCGGGTTCGTTACTCTCGGTATCGGGTTGATATTTGACAGCAAAAGCATTTTTTCTTACCATACCCGGCAACTTGCAGCGTAACTGATATGCGGGTTCTGCCTCACCTGATATCGGGTTTTGTTGACCGATAATTTCTATTTCTAGCATTGCCGTCTTGATTAAAGTTGCAATCCCTGCTGACTTCTTGCCTCCCAATCCTGTGATAGTGTTAGTGTGACCGCAGATAGTAGCGTAACATTTGACTTTCCTGATGTCGGTCAAACATTGTAACAAGAAATCGGCAGCCCCGTCACACCGTGAACCCCACATGGTGAACTCGTCACAGATAATAGAGAACGGTTCAAAAACCGGGTTATCTTCCTCAGCAACTCGTTTGTAACGGCGGGTTACTTCTTGACAAAATGCAATCAACCGCAGATCAATTTCTGCATAGTTAAAGCCTTTTCCATACACCGTGCAACCTTTCCAACTACCGAGAGAATAGTGAGGATCTAAAACTTCTACTCTGTGCTTTGCGTTCAGTTTTCCCTCTGCTATCTTTTTCACAAAGGTAGTTTTACCGCTACCAGGTGCTCCAAAAACTAACGCGACAGGGAATGCAGTTAGAGGCGGTAGAATGTAATCCGTCCCGACGATCGGGCTAGATTTTTCTTTGTCAGATTCGACTATCTGCTTACTTTTTTTGCTTTCGGTAACTTTTGTGCTTGGATCAGTTTGATCGTCTAGTGTACCGGGATCACCATACGGCAAGGCATACTGGAAGCGTGTAGCGTCTGGCGTGTAACCGATCGCCTGATGAAAATCGTAATTTATCTGTGCCGCTTCCAAATTGTTCTCCATCTCTAGCCGATCGTGCTGCCGTGAGAGAGCAGCCATTGACTCCATCTCATCCGATGCTTTACGCTGTTTTTTAGCCGTAATGTGTGCTGTAGTTTGAATATCTCCTACAAACTTCTGCCATTTTAAATCTTTACCTGCTACGTGCCATAAGCCACCGAAAGCGATAGCACCCGCTAACCAACCAAAACCACGCAAAGCACCGCTACTACCTTCTGCTTTGACAATTTCCGCCCCCTTTGGTACTATCCAATATGGCTGCGTTCTTTCTCCTAATGAAGTCTTAAACGTAATCATCGGATCTAGTTTTAGGTCAGCCGATCCTAATGCTATCCCTAATCCTCCTATTACTGCCAACACACCCATAATTAGACGCGGCGATATATTAGGCGAACCCGGTAGATGTACCCGTCTGGCTTCATTCTCGATCGAATCATAGAGAGTCTGAGCAGTTTTAGTATTGTTCGTCATTATCGTTCGCTCCTTCTGTTGATGCACTATTCGCGCTTTGTTTGATGATTCCAAAAATGCAACCAACGATTAACAGCAAAGCACCTACCATAATGGGGATGCCATACAGCGTTATAAAATCGTTAACGGCTAACCCTACGGCTAAAATACTATCCCATTCCGCCCCTATTTGACCGAGGGATACAGCCGTTAATATCTTCTGATATCGCTCTCGTTTTGTGTCGGTATTTTCAAAGATAGATCCCTTTACTAATACCAAAAAAGTGATCGCTTTAACAAACATTCCTCCAAAACTGAAAATAGGCAAAACTCGACAGATAAACACTACCCCCCCCGTTGTCGCCATCCAAAAACCGAATTTAGCCACGCTTTGCATTGCTTCAGCAAATTCGATCCGCCCTTGATTAATTAACACAATGTCGGTTAATTCGTTTGCCTCTCGGTTTGCTTGGTATTGTTGCCTGTCTGATTCTTCCTGATATGCCTCAAAATTGTGTGCGAGTGCTAGACTGTCCATGTTTTCTCTCTCTCTCTAACGGTTTACCTTTACATTTTCTAAGAAATAGTCACGCAGGCTAGAATCGGAATGCTTGATTAACTTTCTGCCAGAAACCGCCACTAGATACGGCTGTATTTCCCCCGCTTAAAAGATTTCCCCCGCTATTAGCTGTTTCGCCTTTTAGTGCGGCTCTGAATTGTGCTGCTTCTATTTGGTTTTGCCTTGATGCGGCGATCGAATTTCTGCTTTGTTGGCTGGCGAGTTGCTGTTTTTGTGCATACGCTTGAGTTATTGCCGCCTCGGACAGACCGTGTTTGTAATTTTGGAATGCGATCGCTTTTTGTGATTTACTGCTAGCTAGAGTATGATCTAATCGGCTTTTGTTCGCAATCTCTAAAAGTGCCAGTTTTTTTCTGTGTTCGATCAGTAAGACTGCGGACTGATATTGTGCTGAACTTTTCTCACCTGTCGCGATTAGATTTTCGATAGCAATATCGGTTCTAAATCCGTGTTGTGCAAGCGACAAGCACTCAGCTTCAATCTTTACCAGAAGATCCATAATTTTCTTCTGGTTAGCGGCATAAGCTTTAGTTCGAGTCAACTGCCGCTGGGCTTCCTTTGCGTTTGCGTATGATGCCGCAACTTCAGATGTTGAAACGCCGCCCGCATTTTTAAGCCCTAACCCTAGATTCTTTTCTACCCGCCCCGTGTTAGGACTTTTAGCCATAACACGCGATTCATAAGCTAACCGACCTGCTGATTGACCTGCTGATTGTATCATCGTTTTCTCTCTCTCTAAACAACTGTGGGATTACACGAAACGTGAACTTAGCCAATCATGGGAGATGCTGCTAGAAAAATATAATGTTCACAACTTCTGTGCTGTGACAATATAGCTAGCAATTGTTTTTTCGCCTTCTGCACCGTCTGAATAATTAATCGCATATCATCCCTTTTGTTCTGTTTACTTTCAATTCTTTCGAGTAACACTATCGCCCTTTCTAATAGGGCGACCTGTGTCAGTGTGAGACTTTGTTGAAATCGAAAGTCAGAAAATCTTCTAACTTTTTTTTAAGCTCGTCAGCCTCTGTTTCATCCTGCAAAAATCCTAAGTCTCCCAATACTGCCAGCGGATCATAATTTGCAGCATTGTGTTCAAGACTTGCGACAATATCCTCTAACCGTGCTATTTGTGCCGCTGTCCGCTTGTCAGCATAACCCGCAAGTTGCGCGCCAGATTCAATCGCTGCTAGATTTTGTCCTGTCTGATAACCTCTGGCAGCCGTCAGTCTTTGCTCTGTTTCGTTTAGCTGTTGGAGCGTTTTAAAAGCTGTTGCCTTTTGTTGGTTCTCCAGATCATGCCCTTCGGTTTTCGCCAATGCCTCGGTTTTTTTGCCTCGTGGTTTTCTTTCTTTTTTCGGGGCGGCGTTTACCGCATCCCCTTCATTTTCACTCTCAGACGCTGATCCTAATGCGGCTCTAGCATTCATAACTTACTCTCTCTCTTGTGTGTGTGTTTCGATACTTTCTGAACTGATTACAGAAGCCTCTAACTGTTTCTGTTTCTCTGAGAAATCCACCGTAAATAAAGTGGGGTTAGTCTCGATCAGAGTCTTATTTGGTTGGCAATTTTTTGCTCCTAAAAGCTGCCTAAGTTTCTCTAATTGTCTCTGACAAAATTGTTGATATTCCGTTAAATCCGGCCGCTCTTTCCTCCCTTCTCCTTTCCGTGGCAGAAAAGACAAACCAGCAAAATATTGGGGTAATACCGCCGCAAAATCATCCTCTCTGTTATAGAGTGTTTGACTTGAAATGTTTAACTCTCTCGCAAGAATTGCACGTTTCCCAAAATCTTTAGGTTTCGGAGTTTCTAAAAGTAACGGGGATACACCATCACTCTGCAACTCTTCTAAAATTTGTTTCACGGCCTTATTTTTAGCGCTCCTTTCTGATGGTTTTTTGACTTGTTTTTTGGCGTGTTTCTTGGTTGTCTGTGGCATTCTATTAGATTATCTACCTCTATCTGTTTGCTCGAATCGGTTGTAGTCAGTTCCATGATGTTTGTCGCTGTATCTTGCCATTGTTACTCCAACGAAAAACAATAAGCCGACCAACATTAACGTATCACCTGCTTTGGATAAGAATTTCATGATGCTTTTCTCTCTCTCTTTTGTTTGTTTTGGTTGAACGCCGACTTATTTATCGGCACCATCCGATCGTGCTGTGCACCTACTTCCTCAATATAGCAACAGGAACGGTTTATGTCAAGGGTTTGGGTCAAGATATTTTTACAGAGTTTTTAGGGGCTTCACGGCACTTTAAGAGTCAAAACGATAAAAGATACGCATCAAGACAGGAACGTGTTCTAGCGGCTAAAATGTGGCCAGTCCTAAAGCGGACTGCATTGCAGAGACACCGCCCTTTAATTTTCAGAAGCGAGGTTAGAAGTCCTCACCGTTACTGTTGTGTCTGTCGTTTCTACCTTCTTACTATTAGTAAGAGATCCGAACGACAGACACATCAATTAGAACTCGCTTCTAGGTTGTGTTTTACCTGACTCTAGTATTCGGGAATTTTAGGCGAGAATTGAAGGGGAAAAGTGCCACCCGTCCGCCCGTCCGCCCAAAGCCGATCGGTTAGGGTTCCGTTCAGACAGACTCAACCGTGAACTCATCTGAACGGTTACAGGGAGGTGCGTTCAGGCGTTCAGACAATCGTTCAGAAAATTTAATGAGAGGCTTTTAGAGGCGTTCAGACACTCTGAACGTAAAAAATAAGGAGTAAACGATTATCGCCTCTAACCTGTACAGTGCGCGACGTTCAGACGTTCAGACAACCGTTCAGCCGTATTCAGCCGTGAACTCGTCTAAATGGGTACAGTGCGCGAGGTTCAGGCGTTCAGACAAGCGTTCAGACTAGCGTTCAATACTCTGAACGCCTGAATAATCGAACACCGCCCGATCGCCCGTCCGCCCCGCCCGGTCAATTTTCAGAAGCGAGTTCACAATTCCATCACCACCTTTACTGTAGAGTCTGTAGTTTAAGTTGTCTTACTATTAGTAAGAGATCCAAACGACAAACTCATCAGCTAGAACTCGCCTCTAGTCAGAACTTTACCTGACTCTAGTATTGAGGAATTTTAGGCGAGAATTGAAGGTGCGATCGCTCTGAGACTAACGGCAAGAGAGAAAAGTTGGTAGACCTTGACAAGCTTTTTCCACGATCCATTTATGTGCATAGCGTGATTGTAATGAAGAAGCTAGCCCGATCGCCCGTTGGGAGCCCGCCCGATCGCCCGATCGGTTCCAACCGTCCGCCCGATCGCCCGATCGGTTCCAACCGTCCGCCCGCCCGATCGCCGCGGGCGTGATTCTTCAGAAGCGAGTTCACAATTCCATCACCACCTTTACTGTAGAGTCTGTGTTTTAATTTGTCTTACTATTAGTAAGAGATCGAAACGACAAACTCATCAGCTAGAACTCGCCTCTAGTCAGCACTTTACCTGACTCTAGTATTCGTGGATTTTGGCAAGAAAAAACCCGGTGATCGGGAGATCGCCGGGTTGTTTTAGGCTTTGGGAGCTACATCAAATCTCGAACAGTTTCAACCATCGACTCTACCCATTTGGTGTGTTGGTAGCTGGTGTTGTCTTCAAGCCGTCCAGTGGCAATCGTGTTGGAAGAATACGGTTTGCCCTTCTCTGTTGGCAAATAGGCGGGTTCAGTCTTGCCCTTGCTATGATTCTTTACCTGATACCCGTGGTGCGTCAACAGCGCGTTAATTACCCGTCCTGAGACTCCTAACCGATCGCCGATCGCCGTGGGAGTTAGCAGTATTTCTGCTATCGGGGTGTTGGCTGCTAGTAGCGAGTGCCCGGCATTGACACTTTGCTTTAGTTCGGGATGATATCGTTGGACTTCATTTAGCAACATCCCATCAACTAGCGCGGCTGGTACGCTAGACATCGCCGATCGCAGCAAGTCTAAATGTGCCGTGGTTAATGCAGGTTGCTCGACTTGCGGGGCGATCGATACCGTCCCTTCAGTCATCAAGGTTTTAATCTGCTGGGACACCCACACTCGGAATTTCACATTGCACCACGCCGCGAAGTCGATCGCCACTTCCTCAATTGCCCATGTCCCTTGTTTTTCAGGGATGCCTCCTTGATTTGTTTCCGTTACGGGGATTCCCGTAACGGAAACAAACTCTTCCAGGAAATCGATTGTACTGCTTAATCGGGTGTAGTCATTTACTTTTTTCCCTGTCGCCTTAGCCATATCGGTTAGCGAAACCCAAACCCGATTGCCCCGCATCTCGAACCGAATATTCTTGCCAGCAAAGTCCAAAATTGTTAAGGTCATCTTTTTTCTCTCTCTCGTTACTGTTTTTTCAGTCTACCACACACAAACACTTTATGTTAATGGTTTGTATTCAGAAGCGAGGTATCAATTCCTCATCGTTACTGTAGAGTCTGTCGTTTTTACCTTCTTACTATTAGTAAGAGATCCAAACGACAGACACAGCAACTAGCACCCGCTTCTATCCTCCCTTTTACCTGACTCTAGTATTGAGGGATTTAGGCAAGAAAAAACCCGGCGATCGGGAGATCGTCGGGTGGTTTTCAGGTCAAGCAATCGCGGCCCCCGTCGGCTGTCTTTTTCGAGTTGCGGTGTGATTCTCTCTCGCATCGGATCAATTCCCGACAGATGGCGGCGGCTAGCGGTACAGCAACACCATTTCCAGCAACAAACCCGGTGATTATCTCGTTACCCATCAAGTAATAATCTGGCGCACCTTGCAAAGCCAAAAGACAGCGGCTTGATAGTTTATAACCTATCGCCTCCCCTAGCGGTTTGTTAAAATCTGATTGCATGACTATCACGGGCCGCCATCCCCCCGATCGCAATCCCTCGCAAGCTCTGACTGTCGGAGATTGATCGTTATATTTGTGCACCCCAGGTTTATTGCAATCACTACCCGCTCCACCAACTAATAATGCAACATCATTAGGAGATATCAAGCCTTTATCTAATGCTTTACGAATTGCTTCTATTTGGTATGGTGCAAGTAGTTTTGTTTTACAATTGTGCACCCATCTTTCCAGACTCTGATACCATCCAACACGGCTAACAAAATGCCGATCGATATCAAATCGCTGCATTATATCCGGTTCCCGTGATGCTATCAAAATAAATCGTTCTCTGTTTTGTGGCACTCCAAACTCTCTCGCGTTTATTGGGCTTGACCATACAGTGTATCTCGCTTTTTTGAGAGCGTCTAAAATCATCTGGAATGCCTTTGTTTTTTCGTAGGCTGGCACATTTTCTAACACGAAAAACCGAGGGCTCACTCTTTCAAAGGCTCTAACCGTGGCTGCTGCTAGTTCGCAGTCTAGATATAATGCCTCTGTTTTTGCTCCCTCTGAATTATGCCGCTTTGCACGGCTGCTATTTTTACACGGTGGTGATGCTTGCAACATCCAAATATTCGTATAGTCTCCCCATTCATTGTCCGCCAGACTTCGGATGTCTCCATCTAAAATATCACATCCATGATTTAAATGATAAATTTTGGCTTTTTTGCTGTCTAATTCGATCGCACCCGCTGGAATTAAACCCGCTTGTTTTGCTCCTTCTGTGAACAATCCCCCGCCAGCAAATAGCGTTAATATTTTCCGATCTGTCATCTCAACCTCTCTCCTTAACTTTTTTCTAGCTTAACACACATAAAGACTTTTCACCTACAACACACCCGTCAATTTGTGTTAAGAATTGACGGGTTTTTACGGTTTATTCTTCTTTGGGTTCGACTTCTTCTTCTTCTTCTTTGGGTTCGACTTCTTCTTCTTCTTCTTCTTCTTCTGCTTTGGGTTCGACTTTATCGCTACCGGGTATAAACAGCCTTTTTTCAATGTCTGGACAGAACTCGCGATAGATATTTAACCGCAGCGCGATCGCCGATTGAAACAGATTATCAGGGATGATCAACTGTCCGTCTTCAAATGAAACTAGACCTTGGAAATCGCAATCACTCAGGCAAAAGTAACTGAAAAAGTTATGTTTACGATCAGGAGTGCTAGAGCCTAACACGAGATTTACTCGAACATTTAGGGAGTCGAGATGGTTCGCAATTAGCACTAGCAAACATTGCTCAACAGTGAAATCCTCAATTTGGAGACACCGCCCCACCTGTAACCAGAAATCAGAAACTTTGTTAAATCCTACTGCAAGGCGGCGGAATTGCTCGTTTGTTGGATCTTGGTTGCCCAAAACTTTTAAGGCTTCAGGCGGCAAGTGATCGGCAAGTTCAAAGGATTTCATGCAAACACTATTGTTAAAAGCTAGACGCTCTGCAATAGTCCATCGCTTGCTGATGCTTGCACTTTTGGGCTCTTGTGTTTGGTAGTACGGATTGATTGATCGTGTCATTTTTTTTTCTTTGGCTAACTTTGCTTGGCTTTGTTTATCCTAACTTACACATACCGTTTATGTCAATGGTATGTGTAGACATTTTTTTTAGTCTCCCTTTCTGTACGCTTCCCAAGCTGCCCGACTTTTAGCATACTCAAGTTTATATTTACGACCCCATGAACAGTTATCCTCTGTGACTGGAAATTCAATGTCGTTGTGAATGTCTCGCAAATAAAGCCGCTTTGCTGTTACCCGAAAAATCACATAATTTTGAGAGAAACTACAAACCGGGTGAGGAAGTCTTTTATTCCATTCACGCTTCTTTGCGAGTTCGATTGTTAGCTTTTTCTGTTTGATAAGCCCTACCTTTCCAGAATATCCACCTGACAAAGCTCTCTGTCTTTCTCGTGTTGCCTCGATCCGTTCCTGTAAATTGGTTAATTCAGTGAAAGACGCTTTTAATTCAGCCTCTAACTCTGCTAACTCAGCTTCTAACCGTTTAACCTCTGTCTGTACTTCCGTCATCTTTTTTTTGTCTATTGGTTCTTTACAACCTACCATACATAAACTATTTATGTCAATGGGATGTGTAAAATATTTTGAAACAGGCTCTAACCGCCCGGTCGTTTGGACTTTTTTACGACTAAAACCGTGAATACTAGAGTCGGGTAAAAGGTAGACTAGAAGCGAGTTCTAGTTGCTGTGTCTGTCGTTTGGATCTCTTACTAATAGTAAGAAGGTAGAAACGACAGACTCAACAGTAAAGGTGAAGAGGAAATTGTGAACTCGCTTCTGTCTTGACTGATCGGGCGGGGCGATCGGGCGATCGGGCGATCGTCCTATCACCGGCGATCGTCCTATCACCGCGATCGCATCTTCTATATTCCACCGCAAACCTCCCAATACTGCCATTCTTTGAGGCCTTAAAGCCCTGTTAGTCACAGTTCCCATCAAACGTACCAACACCCGCCAGATAGTCGCCTATAGACGGATACTAATCGATTAGAGGATTGTCTCGGCAAGGCAGACGCCGAACCAGTGACGGTCTTTCTAAAAATACTTTTCAAACTTTCCGGTAAAAAGGGTTTATGTGTGGTAGTATCAAATAAGCGAACACAAAACACTCGCTCAAAACCGGGCGGGGCCTTCACCCGCCCAAACAAACACAAAACGAGAGAGAAAAAAATGTCTGCAATTCTAGAAGCTAACACCTATTTCACTAAAGGCAGCGGCAATGTCACCCTTTGCGGATCGACTAAGTTTTTCGCTCAATGTATGGAGGCTAATCGACGTTTGACGTTCCAGAATTGGATCGTGTTGATGTGTGGGAGCTGGGGTCATTCCTATCACAAAGATTCTAACGAGCAAGATCGAGATTACAGCAGCGTTAAATTGTTGCATTTTCACAAGATGCTAATGAGTGATGTGATCGTAATCGTTAGTGACCAAACAGGATATATAGGCGACAGCACCAAGAAAGAGATCGCTTTTTGTCAGGAGGAAAAGATCCCGATGTTTCACTTTGACGGTGACGTTTTTAGCGGTTCGCAAAGAATACTAAGATTGCCGGATCGTTATACCTGCACATCTTTCTTAGATGGAGTTTTAGACTAGATCACCAACCGCCCCGATCGCCCGTAATGAACCCGCCCCGCGCGGGTTTTTTCTTTCCCAAAAGCCGCCAATACATGAGTCAGGTATAATGCTGACTAGAAGCGAGTTCTAGTTGCTGTGTCTGTCGTTTGGATCTCTTACTAATAGTAAGAAGGTACAAACGACAGACACAACAGTAACGATGAGGAATTGTGAACTCGCTTCTGTCTTGACCGATCGGGCGGGCGATCGCATCTCCTATATTCCACCGGAACCATCAGTAGCGCCATTCTTTGAGGCATTAAAGCCCTGTTAGTCACAGTTCCCATCAAACGTACCGACACCCGCCCGATCGCACGGAAAGAGTTCCTTGTCTTGACCGGAAAAATCTTTTTCAAACTTCCCGGTAAAAAGGGTTTCTGTATGGTAGGATTAGATAGCGAGCAAAAAACAAACGAAAGAGAGAGTAAAATGACAATTCAAGCAACAAACGTCAAACCGATCAAAAAGACTGAATTAGCAGATGCTAAATTGCGCCGAAAAGAAATCGAAGCGGCGATCGTAGCAATCGCAGGTGTATGCGACGGCGCGCACAGTCCAGACGGTATCGGGTTTAACGGCTCCGATACAATGTTTGGGAAGTCGTTAGCCTCTCAAATTTCAAAACAGAACAGAAAGCTGACATACAAACAGGCTTATATGGCGGTTAAGATGCTGAAGAAATACAGCAAACAAATACTAGCAGCAGGTTGTATCGTTCCGACTGATTCCGATTTGCAAGCCGCCTACCCTAGCGATTATGCCGGGCTCGTGAAAGCATCTGATCCGGATACTGCGACAATGGAATGCGGCTTTTAAACCATCTGCAATGCAGAAAAACCCGGTAATTTTCATTACCGGGTTTTTTATGTGAATTTTAATTATTGTATACTTAAGTTGTATCTTTGTCTAAAAATCATGGAACAAATAATAGAAGCGATTGGCCGAGCTTTTGAAAGAATTGTAAACACGGTGGACTCTGCCAAAAAGTTATTAGTAGTAGTTACATTGTGTTTTTTAGTGTCTTCTTTCTATCTTGTTTATAGGCTTAGTAAATCTCAAGAATTAATCGCATCAGTAGTTGAGCCGCGTATTGAATATATAAGCGGCCCGTGTTACTTTCAAAGGATCAGAGGCAGTTCTAAAGCCGTGGCTATTCAATTTCCACTACCTGACGATTTAGTTAAACTCGGAGTTATACAGAGTGTATCGGCTTTATTAGTCAGGAAAGACCTTTCACCTACAGAGTTTTCTAACCTCTGCACAAAATTAGTCAGGGAAATTTTAGATCCTAGCGTTAAGTCGCAATTATTGAAACAATCGCCCGACGCTAAGCAATGGGAGAGGAGACTGCAAGAATTTTACAGAGAATTAGACCACTTGCCATCAACTACTATGTTACCCCCCGTGCTTCAGCCTTTACGATCCCCTTCAATACCTTAGAGATTTCTGACAGTCAGACAGCGGGCGGGTTCCGGCGCGCTGCCTTGACTCTTTCTAAAAATACTTTTAAAACTTCCCGGTAAAAAGGGTTTATGTGTGGTAGTATTAAATAGCGAGCAAAAATCAGACTAAAAATGAAAAACGCAAAAATCACTCAAACCTACAGCACCACGCAAAATACAACGACTACAACAGTGACAACGACAATCGGCGAAAACGTAATGACAGAAAGCTTTACAGTTGATTCTTGCGAAACATTGTTAGGTTTTCAAGTCAGAACGTTAATTGAAGATTGCGTCATCCCCGCAAATATCGGCTCCAAAATGACAGCTACAGCATTGAAAAGAATCTACAAAATCCCTAGTGTAGGTGGTTACAGTGAGGCGGTACGTTGGATTTTAGCACTGACTGAAGCGGCGAAAACACCCGCTACTAAAGCTAAAGAAGCAGCCAAACTAGCACAACTAGAAGCGGATAGAATCGCAGCCATCCCTACATCATCACAAACCCGGTTTGGTTTCGATTGCGCGGCCTTGTTCATCCCCGACAATTTAGACGACTACGGCTTTGAAAAAGCTCTCGAACTCTACAACTGGATTAAAGATAATAACAATACTCAATATGATGGGATCGCAGCGATGCTAAACGAATATTTCAAATTTACACCCGCTGTTGAAATCGATGTTGAAATCGCTGTTGTAGTCGATGTTGAAATCGATCGTTCTCCCTTGACAATAGAAGAACAAGCAGCACAAGCCGCGGTCAAAGAATTTTATCAGTCTAACGAGTTGAACCGTCAAATTTTGATTAGTGTACTAAAAAGCGATCCGTTGTCTGAAGTCGGATTTTGTAAGCAGATAGGTACTACTAAAGGCACGGCAGCTGCACGAGTCCGTCATCTTCTCGCCGCGGCTAAAGTACCTAAAGGTCAAACAGAAGTAAATCATCTTAAGCGCTTAACGGGCTATCGAATCTCGACACAGGGCGGCTGGAAGAAAACAATCTGAGAACGATCAGCGCGGGTTCTTCCCCGCTGCCGTCTAACCGTCAACCCGGCAATTCAACAGGAATTGCCGGGTTTTTTTTAGAACCAAAGATCGCCTACTTGTTCGAGAGGACGATCGGCGGCTACTAAATCTCTAAGACTTTTTCGATGATGCTGCCTATGCACGGCCGCGCTTCTACAAACTTCTAGATTGTCGGGATCGTTGTTTTCTGAATTGCCGTCTATGTGATGTACGACTTCACCCTTGAAAAGTTCTCTACCTAGCTGTTTTGCTGCGATTACGCGGTGCAAATAAACTTTGTGATATCTTGCACGTTTTCGACCTATACCCGCCTCGCTCTTCATTTTTCTTCCCTCTTTTTATTGCCGTCAGGATCAAATTTGATTGAAGAATCGGCCGTTTCTTCTGTCAAGAAATCGAAACTGTCCTGATCTAGCATATCAGAGACAACTCTTTTGATGTTGTGGAGAATCTGTTTTGTTTTCAAAATAAAAGGCCTCTCTTTGAAATACTCACCGTCCTAAATAGAGCGGCGCGGGTTCTAGGTTTCAATCCCTAATAGGGTTTTAGTTTGATTGCGGCTACCTTCAACTATTATGATGATAGGCAAGATGGAGTTTCAATCCCTAATAGGGTTTTAGGTTAGGGGCCGCCCTAAATAGAGCGGCGCGGCTTCTGTCATTTCAATCCCTAAGAGGCTTCTGTACTCAGCATCCAAACGGCTTTTGTACTCAGATCAGAAATGTTTGTTTCATCAGAGGCGGGTAATGAAAGTGCGCTGTTAATCACTAGATAGCGGTGCAAAGCTTGCGACTGTTCGAGATTTAGCATATCTGCCAGCACGATCGATTGATACATTGCATGGCTGGCACGGGTAAATTCGATCGGGATCAATTTGTTATTTCGTTGATATTCAACCCAGCCATCAATCACAGACAGAGTGATTTTTTCAGGTTTGAAGCAATAGTCGGGACGCTGTACAGAGTCACAAAAATCGGAGAACTCGACAGCTTTTGTGTTTTTGGCGATCGCCCGTTCGTAGTCTTCTGTTGCTTCTTCTAATGCTGCTGTCAAATCTTCTAGTCGGAGCTTGAAATCTTTGACTGCCCTTGCTGTAGCGCTTACCATCACCGCCGCGGTTGCTTCTAATTCTGTGACTTCTTCTTGGAATTTGACGGTTTTCATTTTTTGTCTCTCTCTCGTTTTCTTTGACTTCTAAAGACTAGCAGACATCAATAGTATCTGTCAAGGGTTTTGATAAAATACTTTTAAGATTGGCTAGAACGGCTTAAGGGCAAGGCTTTTAGAAAAAAATCAACCGATAGCAGGACTCATCATTAAGACTTGCCACCTACAGCGCGTGATATTGTGGCAAACGTATTGTCTGGCAGTCAAACATTTTTACTACAATCGTACTATGCACATAGCTAGAACCTAGCAAAAATGCTTAGAAGCGAGGTATCAATTCCTCACCTTTACTGTAGAGTCTGTCGTTTGTACCTTCTTACTATTAGTAAGAGATCCAAACGACAGACACAACAGGTAGGACTCGCTTCTAGTCTCCCTTTTACCTGACTCAATACATGAGTCAGGTTTTTGGTAAAATCCCGGTGCTCTTGAAAACTATTTTTAGAACTTCCCGGATATAAACCCTTTGCGCGGTAAGCTATATTAAGCGAGACAAACACACTCGCACTAAAAGACAACCCAAAGACAAAACAAGATGAAAATTCAAGAATTAAGAACGATCGCAAAAATTTTAGGGGTCAAGGCAACTGACGGGCGGCGCGCTGTTTCAATCTATAAAGCTATTAGAGAGTTTCACTCCTCAGTCACAAACGGACGGGAACGCATCGAGAGTGTCAAACTGAAAAGAGCGTATAGAGCAGCCTCTGCAATGCAGTCAGCAGACAACGGATTTAAAATCATGTTGCAAGAACAAATCCAAATCCTGAAAAAGTTGATGGTTCCAGTGATGTTTGAGGCGTTCAGGTTTGACACTGCGACTACTTTGGGAGTCATCAAAATTAAAGGCGAGAACGTATTCTTCAGGTGCTATTGTGGTCTTCCCGGCACGCAATTATGTAGCACTCCAAAATATTGTCAGGTAACTTTTGAAAAAACGTTTTCAGACGGACATTCTAAAGAAGCCGTCAAGACACTAGCGGGTTTTGTAGAATCTGAATATAGCGAAGCCTGGGATGCTTACACTCTGTACAAAACAGGTACAAGAGCGTCAGAGCGGGTATTGGCTCAATAGATAGCAATCCCCGTCTTGAAAGACGGGGGAAATCCCGGTGCTCTTGAAAACTATTTAAGGGATTTGCTGAGGTATGCCGGGTGCTGTTGTCTCGGTCAAAGTTATCAGACTAATAAACTCGCTGCCTCTGTAACAATTTCTAGCTTCATCCGGTGAAATAATGCCAGAGTCTATTAAAATCTTTGATCGTTCTGCTGCTTCTTTCTCTATTTGGATCTGCTCCACATCGGAGATATAGCTACCAGTTGGAAATACTACCGCTATTTTCAATTTATCGCCTATTACGGGTGCATCCTTTGCGTTCGTGCAAATTTCAAGAATATATTCTAAATGTGATCGCCATTGTGTCTCCTTGTAGGATTTGACGCGATCTTTCCAGTCGGATTGTGCTATGTGCACAGTATTTACAGAGTTAGACAACCCGCCGCCCGTCTGATCGTTAAACATACGCCAGCGAGGGATATTAGTAGCAGAAGAAAGAGCATCTTTTAAGCTTTCTAAAATGTCTTTAGCACCGCCCCATGTCCGACTAATCATCTCGATTTTTTCGTTGTCTAAATCGTGGGCAATACTGCGAGAGATAGATCGATTCATGTCTATACTCAAAAGCCGCGAAAAAAGCCCTTGAATGCCGCCCTGAGTACCGGAAAAGTTATCAGTTCGTAATGCTTGACCTAAGCCTTTAATACCAATTGTTAGGAAATTATAATCTGCTAACATTGCAGCGCTGGCGACATTTCCCATTTCCCATCTTGAAAAAGCTGTGAAAATATTTTGCAGCACCGAGTCAGAATTTGGTTCTAATTTACCGTCTTGATCGTAAAGAGGCACTCCACAAAACCTAAGGATGCGATCAGGATGCCACAAAACGCCGTTTACCTCATAAAGATCCTCTTTTCGTGTTACTTGACGGCTTAAACTGACTCCTACAAACGCATCGATCCGGTTAAAATCGACAGGTTTATCTGTGTCCTGTCCGTCTGCTATTCCTAGCAATAAATAACAGTCTCCAAAGCGACGTGCTAGAATAGATGCTCTTTCAAAATAATCCTTTAAATTTCGACAGTCATCATTTATTAATCTGGTAGCTTTCTGGCCTAGACTCATATAAACAAACAAATCTGAAACGTCTGCTGTATCACTTGTCAGAAGAAACCAACTTTTAGCCGCTTCGGATGGATAACATTCTACCACGTTATTTAAGAGTCCGTTGTCTCTACATAACGATTGACATTCTTCTACAGATAACCTCTCAGTTGGTGCGATCGCTACGCTTGCGGATTTATCGCGGCTGCTCCCCAAACCAGTGTTAGAATTCCTTAAACCGCCCAAAGCTCGCATAATACCAGCAGAATCAAGTCTCAAGTCGTTTGTTTTTGTGTGATTTCTTGCCATAATTAAATAACCCTTTTATTTATTATTGATGTGTCTATTATCAAATTTACCAGCAAAATGTCAGGGTTTCCGAGAAAGGGATCATTTAGAGCAACACAGACTGAGATAGCCTCAAAAATCAAAAGCGATCTGAAGCGGAAATATAAAGATGCCTCGGATTTTAACGGGGCAGCCTGGGTTCCCAAAAAAGGATCAGGACAGTTACTGATTGATACGGGTGAGACTTACGGATCGTTAACATCTGCAAGTAACACGGTATCAATTGCAGGCAAAATGATCTACCATCAAGACGGCACGAGCAAGCTCCCCGCCCGCCCTATTATTGGGGTAGGTAAAGATCAGGAAGATATCGCGATCAAATTAGTAGAAGAAAGAATCAATGAACTGTTTAATTGAAAGAAGCTAAAAAAATGACTAAAAAACGAGCCTATTCACAAGGTAGTAAAACGCAAATAAAATCTCTATCGCCTCAAGAAAAAATTGCAATTATCCTACACTCTCCCAAAGCTGAACAAAGGAAATTGATAGAAGCGCAAGCGAGACAGATCTGGTTGGAGTGTTTGTTTCAAACACACACAGAAACAACGGTAACAACAGAGATAGAAGAGACAGAAGAAAGACAGCAAATTTTCGGAGGAGGAAACCCAGACGGTGAGATTATAACTAATAGAACTACAAAGAAAGTCACTACCAAAGTGACAACGCCTAAAGTGCCATTGTGGGCCATAAAGGCTGCGTTTACTCTTGACTGGTCAATGACTGGAAAGTTTAACGAATTGTCAGCAATTGCTGTTTGTGTAGAAGCCGGGTTAATGCCAGAATCTACATTAGATTTAGTAGTAGATTATACTACCAATTTTTCTAAAAAAGTATTAGAATCGACTGTAGGAGAGGATAGCCAACCATGAAGAAATACGTACATAGAAGACAATGGGATAATTACTATTACCCGTCAAGTAGTTGCGTTTTAACGTGTTTATCTATGGCGATATCAGAGCCGACTAACACTATAACGCCTGATGATTTATATCTAGCAGCTAAGCTCAGAAATTGGGATAGATTAGATCCTGAGACTTTAGATAGGTTATCAATAATTTACAGCAAGCGGTACAAGCTTAACAAAGATTTATCAACAGAACAATTACAGCCGGGCGTTATTCTTTATGGGAACTGGACAGCAGGAGGGCATTGTGTCTTAGTGACAGACACTACGATTTCTGATATAATATATAATGATCCGTTAGGATATCGAACAGAAGCGGGTTACGATTACAATCTATTGGGAGAGAGAGTCAATGTTAGCAAACAATCAATCACAGCCTTTGTCGGAAATCAAGGGGAAATCTGGGGGCATTTACCGATTTCAAATTGATCGTTTTTGGGAGGGGGAATGGGTGAGCCCAAAAACGATGAAGGCAACATCGGATCGGCGTTTGATCGAACTGTCAACAAGGGAGTATTTAAGTTTAGTTACTTCAGTATCAACAACCGGAAATATTCAGGAAGATATCAAGGCTCATCAGAAAGTTAACAGCCTGTTATTAGGTCGGGAATATCCGCATTTTGGGGTAACGGGTGTTAAGACTGTCTATTATCTTTTGTGCTTACGGGGAGAGTATGGTGCGACCTATAATGCAGTTAAAACATTAGATGAAATAAAAGGGATTATAGGCGGATCCAAAGATTATAGCACCGCTTCCGATCTGTTTTGGAAAGAGTGCATAGCACGAATACTAGAGAAGGATCCGTTTCATCGAAAAAAAATGTATAGTTTTAGTGAAAACGAGCGCGCGATCTGGGTTCGGTTTTATCGAAAATCGGCAGCATCTTGTAATAAAAAGAGGAAGGTTTGCTAATGCCAGATGATAGAATCCCAAACGCATTAAAAGGTGATCCAAGGTTTGAAGACTTCCTAAAAGTTTTTGACTATTTACGGGGATTATTGCCGGAAGATTTACGGCTTTATGATGTCGAGAATGCACCGGAATCAGCATTGTATGAGTTAGCGGCAACACTAGGAGTATTGGGATTTAAAGGTTGGTTGTTGGCTTCTAGCACAGACTCAAGACGTGATTTAGTGCGTGCTGCGATCGCATTGCATAAAGCAGCAGGCACACCATGGAGTGTCATCGAAAGTATACGGGCGGCCGGATACCCTAACAGCACCTTGATAGAAGGTGTTGATCTACCAGGTGGCGGGTTTGACCCGTGGGCGGTCACAATTGAATTAGACTCCCTCGCTACGATCGATGTTGCCGCATCCGGTGTACCTGCGACAGTGCGAGAATTGATCGAGCAAATAGCTATCTCGTGGCTTCCGATTTATGCTCGGTTAGATGCTATCGCAGTGCGGTTAGTTCTAACCCTGAACGGTACACAACTATTAGACGGCTCTACTCTCTTGGATGGATTGCCATCTCCTTGATTAAATATTGCATTTAAGGCCTCTCAAAACCCGGCAAGACTGTCTCACCGGGTTTTGTGCTTCTTGCCTCGCTGCTGCGATATATTGGGGATGTGCAGAAGCGAGGTATCAATTCCTCACCTTTACTGTTGTGTCTGTCGTTTCTACCTTCTTACTATTAGTAAGAGATCCAAACGACAGACACAACAACTAGAACTCGCTTCTAGTCTACCTTTTACCTAACTCAATACATGAGTCAGGTTTTTGAAGGCGCACCGGGAAGTTGAATTTGAAAAAATAGAGTCTAGCTGTTGTGTTAGGTTAGAGCCAAACATCAAAAAAATAGGATAAAAAACAATGCCAGTAATTCCGGTTAGTTACTATTATCAAACCGATAATTTATCAGGTCAAGGTTACAGGGAATGTTCTAGTACCAGTAATGCCGCACTCGCAAACCACCTACTCGGTAATCAATTTGATAGAGATGCGGCGATAAAGGGAATATCGCAGCCAGAACAGATTTATATTGAAAGATTACGAAAATATGGCGACACAACAGATCACAACGCGAACACTCGATGTTTACAAAGTTTTGGGATAGAATCTGCATTTTTTACGAACTTAACAAATGCAGATTATTTTAAGTCGATCGCTAATAATATCCCAATGGTTTTAGGTTTAATATACAAAGGGGGTGGACACATTGTTCTAGGAGTTGGTCACAGTGAGAACAGAAAAAGTATTATTATAAATGATCCGTTTGGCAGCAGAGACGGCAAAAGCGATAATTGGTTGTCCACTTCTCCAGAATCGGGGAAAGGTGATGTTTACAGTCTGAATACTTTTAATATGCTGTGGGAGGGGCATCTTGGGCAAGGTTACGGCAGACGTGTCTATTCGGTAAACGGAATTTCTACAAATTTATCATAGTTTCCGAAACCAAAAAAAACCGGGTGATTTCCTATCAAGAAATCACCCGGTTTTTTGGCTTTGGTTCCTAATGCTTTAAGAGTGTGAGAGTATCAACAGTTCCTTAACTTTTGCTCTGTCGCCTCCGATTGATCGATTAGCCATTATCTCTATCTTTTTACACAAAGGATAGCGAGATCGAACTTCTGCTGTATCCACTTCTGATACTGCAAATTTGCAACCGGATGACAGTAGAATATATGCCATTCTGTCGGCATCGATCGCACTCCACCGCCCGCCTGCATACTCTTGAAAACCTTTCCCGTCAATCTTTGAATAGGGCGGATCACAATAGAAGAAAACATTGTCGCGGTCTTTGTATTTTGCTATTGTGTCCGCAAAGTCGCAGCAGTCAAATTGAACATTCTCAATTTTTGCTGTTACGGCTTCAATCGTCTTTCTTACCGCATCAACAGTTGGCAATTTATCCCCTATTGGTACATTGTAATTCCCTTTTAGATTGTAGCGGCACAACCCATTAAAGGAAGTTTTCATCAGATACAGAAACAACCCAGCCATTCTATGTTTATCGTCTGTTAAACTTTGTTTCTGTTCGTTAAATGTTTGTCTCGCTTTATTGTAATTTTCGATCGAATGAATTATTGCATGAGACTCGTATTGATTAATTAAATCTTCCGGCTCGTCTCGCACCATCTGCCACAAATTTACTAGATCCGGGTTTACATCGCTTGCCGCCGCCTCGTTTTTGTTGAAATAAAGAAAGCTACCGCCGCCACCTAAAAACGGCTCTACATGAAAATTTGAGTCGCTAAAGACGTTGTATTGATTGTAGAGTTTAGATAACTCTCCCTTTCCGCCCGCCCATTTTGTCAAACTCAGATTAGCCATTGTCTGTCTCTCTCGTTTGTTTACCAGAAAACAAGTGAGACATCAACTACTTGTATAAATAATTGATGTCTCACTCTAAAATCTAATCGTCTAAATAGATGTTGTTATTGCTGAAAAACTCCTCTAAATCGAAGTCTTCCCAAACACCCGATAACTCTTTTGTGTCTTTATGTGCTACGCTCCAGTGTTCTCCTACATTCCAGTACAAGCGCGCGGTTGTATTTTTGTTCAGTTCTAATTTAAACTGTTTGGCACATACAGCTTGTGGGAGCGCACCGGGCGGAAACGTGACCCCAATACCTTCTAAAGCCTCTCGAATTATGAAATACTGATCGACTTGTGGCAGTCTTGAGATAGGATTGCCACTATCTTCTAGCCTCTCAGATTCATCTTCACCGAACACCGTTAAAACTTCTTTGCGGATTTTGAGGTATTTTTGCAATTCCGCTAAAGCCTGACTCGCTTCTTTACAACTCGGTAACTTTGCGATAACTTTTCTAACTGTCTCGACTATCGGTGCTTTCTTCTTCATTCTCAGTCTCTCTCTCGTTTGTTTTTGTTTGCTTATTTAAGACTACCATACATAAACCCTTTTTACCGGAAAGTTTTAAAAGTATTTTTAGACAGATACATTCAACCCGCTCTGACTATCTGGCGGGTGTTGGTACGTTTCCACATAACCGAGACTAACAGGGCTTTAATGCCTCAAAGAATGGCGCTACTGAGGTTTGCGGTGGAAGATAGGAGATGCGATCGCCCGATCGCCCGATCGCCCGATCGGTCAAGACAGAAGCGAGGTATCAAGTCCTCATCTTTACTGTTGAGTTTGTCGTTTCTACCTTCTTACTATTAGTAAGAGATCCAAACGACAGACACAGCAACTAGAACCCGCCTCTAATCTACCTTTTACCTGACTCAATACATGAGTCAGGTTTTGGTAAAATTGAAGGGAAAAAGTGCCACCCGCCCGGTAGGTTCCAGCTGCCCGATCGGGAGCATCGAGCGTTCAGACAGACTCAGCCGTGAACTCAGCCGTGAACGCATCCGAACGGTTACAGTGCGCGAGGTTCAGGCGTTCAGCCGAGCGTTCAGAAAATTTAATGAGAGGCTTTTTAGAGGCGTTCAGACACTCTGAACGACTGAATAATCGAACACCGTGCGATCGCCTCTCACCTGTACAGTGCGCGAGGTTCAGGCGTTCACGGTAGAGTTCAGCCGTATTCAGCCGTGAACGCATCTAAACGGTTACAGAGATGGGCGTTCAGGCGTTCAGCCGAGCGTTCAGCCGAGCGTTCAATACTCTGAACGCCTGAATAATCGAACACAGTGCGATCGGTTCTAACGGGTACAGTGCGCGAGGTTCAGGCGTTCACGGTAGAGTTCAGACACTCTGAACGCCTGAATAATCTAATTCAACCGCCCGATCGGTAGGTTCCAGCAGCCCCGCCGCGGGCGTGATGTTCAGGTCAAAAAACCCGCTAGATGAAGATGGTAAACGTTTACTATTTGTATCTTTACCTATTTTTTGAGAATATGGAAGTGATAGCCCCGCCCGATTGCCACTTCCTCAATTGCCCATGTGTTCGTTCGTACCTTTAGACTTCTTTTTCTCGATAATTTGGTTTACGGGAATCCGCGCAGACTCCTCAAGCTTTTTCAGATCCGTGGCTTGTGGTAGAAATCAATCACCACGCCATCTTCTTTAAGAAACAGCGCGGTAGTATTTGGATCATTCTGCAAGTTCTCAAAAATTTCTATAGCTTTCCCATAGCAACCAGTTTTAAAATCCGGGAAGTCTGGGTTTGTTATAACCGTATAAAAAGATATTTTATTTGTGTCTGGAGTTCGACACCATCTTTTGATCCGGTCTTTTGTTGGGTTTTTTTTGACATCGACATTCCGTTCAATCCAAGTTGCAGCCGCACGAGTACAACCGTGAACCTTTAAAAGGTATACAGTTCTCCGCTCTAGTTTTTTTAAGTCGTTATTGGTTCTTTCTCTTACTGAAAAACTCTCCCCAAATGAATGCTCCTGAGTTAGGAAGATCCCCCAAGATATTAATTTACTCTTTGTTTTTCCTAACAGTAAAATTTGCATAATTAATTACTAATCTGGTTATAGCATTTAAAAATTTTGATTCTAGTCTGCCATCCGTTATTAAGATCAAAATTGTGTATTGCACTTTGTATTAAATAGCGATCGCCCGTGCCGCCACTTGCATCTAGCGGCCATCCCCAACCGCCGCCTGATAATCTAATCGGTAATCCCGATCGACATCTAGCATCACCTTCAGACAGTTGGACTGTACCCGTCAACCTCTCCCTATTTTTTCGCTGTATCAGTAATTGACCTTTTATTCGTGCCGCTTCATTATTGAAGGGAACGTCTGATAACTCATAATTAAACCATCTAGAACCGCCAGCAACACGGTTATCTGTCACGGATAGCCTAATCAGTTGTTTTGTTTTTTCGCGAGGCACACTAGCCGATCCTGATGAGTTGATATTCCCCGATGATGAACCGGAACCGGAACCCGAACCGGAACCGGACGCGCTGCCGCTAACATTTACACTAAAATTCTTGCCAGGTACCGTTACCTGACAAGATCCTGATACTGTTTTGCCATCACTTGTCACACCGTTAATAGTGCCATTAACAACACTACTAGAAAAACTAGAATTTCCCCCCAAACTAATATTAGGAATATTTACGTTTGTATTGACATTTACTGATGTATTTAGATTTGCATTTCCTGATGAAATAACGGGGACGTTCCAGTTCCCCGGTTGTACGTCAACAAACCAACTTAAGACAACGCCTTTATAAATCCTATAGTCTTTTATAGTAAAAAACGTGCCATCTTTTTCGATCTGATCCTCTTCTAAGTTGAAGATAGAGGCATAACCTTCTAGTGTCGAGTATGGCGTTAAAGTTATATTCCTGTCTTCTATCTTTAGGACTAAATCAAATTCTTCAGATACTCTTTCTAAAATTTCTAAATCAGTTTCGCGACTTTGTTCTATTGAATCTTGATAATTTGGTAACTCTCCCCGGATAGACATTCCGGCTCTAAATGCGATAGCTGATGCAGCATTTGCAGGGCTGCTATATGTTCCCGTTCTTATCGTGGTAAGGCTTGATATATTAGGGATCGATTTGGCTGTTAAAATTACCGCATCCTCTCCCAAATCCATCTCAAAATTATCAATCGTATAGGTTGGAGTTTCTGTTGCATAACCGGGTATAGGTTCAACACCGCCCCACGATTGCCCAAAATAAATCTTACATTTGAACCTGTCACCTAAACCTAACTCAAACAGAGAAGACTGCCATCTTATACGATTCTGCAACTTTATTTCAAATCTTGAAGCCTCCCCTAAAGTATCTTCAAATCGCCATGAAATAACATCTTTTGCCATCTCGTCACCTTTGGGGTGATAAAAGATAATCTTAGGAAAGAACATAAATTAATTATCCGAATCGAGGTCAAACAATTGCGTTTGTGTCAGTTACCAGACAGAGGGAAACGTAGGGGATCGGGCTAAACAATGTTAACAACATTTCCGTTGCGCCACAACATCCCAGTAGTTAGTCCGGTCGATGCTGTAGGAAGGTTTACTAATGTAATATTACTACCACTGATTCTCATAACGGGCGTTGCACTAACCAAGTTATCTGCACCTGGTGTCCCCCCTATATTAGTGCAGAATTCGAGAGGTCTACCTCCCTGAGAACCTAAAACAACTCGCAAAGCAGACAAATCAAAGGCAAAAACACCTAAACCAGAGCCACTGCAATGCAAGCTGAACACAGCGTCTTGACCTGCTGTTCCGACACCCGCGCTAGTAGTTCCATTTGTGAAATTTACAGTTTGGTTGCCAAACTGTGTATGGTTTAAAAATATTTTATTTCCGGTTATTGTTTGTCCACTTGTCAGGTCTACTATACCCGGATCTGCGCCACTTGCTAGTGATGAATTTTTAACCCGCCGCCACTGATCACCGTCTGAATAAGTCAGTTCCCCTGTTGCTGTTCCTGTTGCTAAATCAGTCCTAAAATAAATCGCACCTGGTAGAAAAGTCGCGCCACTAAATGCCGTCGCACCGCTACCAGGTCGCACCGTGCCGTTTGTTAAAACATTTCCTGATGCCGTATGTTCTAATACGTTACCCTCGCTTAAATCATCGTTATGATGTCGGATTTGCACATTCCCATTGTTGACTACTGTGATGCTTTTGATGCGACTATTTACAGGTGCTAAAGCATTAACTAACCAATATCTAGGGAACCCGCTGCCATCAATACCAGCTTGTGTATTTGTCGCAAGACCGGGCGACCCGCCTCCCTTAAAACTTACTCCACCCGTGAAAGTTTGAAAAGTATTTAAAGGCAAGTTCTCGATCGGGACTAAGCTGCCACCATCTAAGGGGGCAACACCGTTAGCAGCCGATCGCGCGCTGGCATCTAATTTTAATGCTAGCCCTGCGGTATAAGTCGATGTCGAAACCGCGCCCAGACTTGCAAGTGTTGGATAAGCGGGTAGGTTTGCGATCGGCACTAAGCTACCACCATCTAAAGGTGCAACACCGCTAGCAGCCGATCGCGCGCTGGCATCTAATTTTAGTGCTAAGCCCGCGGTATAAGTCACTGTTGCAACCGCGCCCAAACTTGCGATTGTGGGATATGGCGGCAACTCTGCAACAGATAATGCACCTATCAATAATCGAACCGCTACGGGTGACAGCCAGCCAGAACCAGATAATATCTCGTCTTGCTCTGCTCCTGATTGCAAATCTGGCGGCCCTATTACCGGCTCAAAAGTGACTGTCTCTGTTGTGTCATTCCAAGGCAATAGATCCGGGATTTTTGCGGCTACGTTTTCAGGAATTTGTAGAAACAAACCCGGCGGCAAGTATGAGCTAGCAAATAGGGGAAGAGTCAGGTTTAAATTTGATATCTCTTCCCATCTTGTAGAATCGCTTAAAAATTGATAGGCTAACAAATCGAGCCGATCGCCTTGTTTTGTCTCTACTAAAACCATAAATCAATTCGCTATTATTTCAAGTTTCGTCTCGATCTCAGTCTTACATACATTTTCGACTTCTTCCCAATTTACAGTCTTCAAACCATCAAAACGTCTAGGAAACGATTCTAGAATCTGAGTTCTCAGAGGATCGTGCAGTGACCCGTAAGTGATCCGTCTGATTTTTGGTTCGTTCTTTTGCCTTTTCTTGTTCTTTATCATCCGCAAATCACAACCGACTAAAGCCAACATTTTATAAACTGTTAGGATCGGTTCTTTGTAGTTAAAATCAAACCCCATTATACCCGCCAGTCTGTGTCCATATTCTGCCTTTAGCTTATCCCATCTTTTGCGTATAACCCTGATTTCTGTACCGTTTTCTAGCCAGTCTCTGTCATCCAAAAACTCAGTTACTCCTAGCTTTTGCAGACAGTCAGTGCGTTCGTGTAATCTCAATCTAAAGTCAGAGGTAAAGTAGCCTGAAAATGTCAAAGCCCCGCCCCATTTTAGCCTGTTCATAGCTTTTGCAATTTCTGGGTTAAAGCAGTAATAACGCTGCTCTAAGCCTTGCAGAAAACTCGGATCGTATAGCAAGGTTTTAGCCAAATCAACCGTCAATAAGACACCCGGCATCCTAGCCATAAAATCGAATTTTCGTAAAGCTAATCCCTGTTCTAAGTTTCGATCTTTTCGGCGGTACGATTCAGCCTCAATTGCAGAGATTTCATCAGCATTAACTAGCTTTGTTGCTTCTGCATACTTAACATCAAGAGAGGACAGACTAAATTCCTCTTTAATCTGTGAATCACCGTCTGCTGTAACCAAAGTGACATCATCTTTCATCTCTAACAATCTATCTACAAACATTTCTCTATAGTACATCTTTTCAAAGTTTGTTTTCGCTATTAACGTCCCGATAGTGTCAGTATATAAATCTAATTTCTCGCGTGACTGCCAATAGTTCACGGCTGCGAAAATAGCCTCTTTTTGAGAATCTGTTGTCACTCCCTCAGTGATTAATTTTAATTGATTCTCGATACATAAACGCATCTCTAATTTTACACTCGCGAGAGTTTCACCGCCAGATTCTAGTCGATACTTAGCATCTTGTGTCACAAAGATCGATCGAGGTACGTCTCGATCCCTAACCCTTCCGTACATTTGCAGAGCGCTGTTAATAGTAAGAGTTCCACACAAAATCAAGAAAACGTGTTGAAAATATTTGCTCGACAAATCTAAGCCACTATCACCGGACGGTGACACAAATAAAATCGTAATTTCTGGGTGATTTTCTAAGTATTTATCAACATTACTCAGGCATTCAATGCACCAAGGCTCACCCGATGTTTTAGAGTCGATACGGGCGATCGCCAGCGGGTTTATTCCGGTCTTTAGCATTAGCTCATGCAGACTTTCTAGCTCGTGCTGCGAGTCACTGAAAACTGCGATCGGTTTCACAGCCGCGCTGTTTATAATTTCAGTTCGGATCGCGGTTTTATCAGATGGATTTGTTAATGTACCTGTGTACATTTTAACCTGTCTCGGTTTTCCCTCCCAAACATTCTCCATCTTTCGTAGCGTCTTGTTTTGAGCGAGAGACATCAGAAGTTCAGCACACCAATTTGATAGGTGAGCATCTAGGCAAACAATCATATCTGCCTCTTGTAACATCCCAGCAAAAGTGTTTAGTCTGTTTCTTCTTCCTCTCGAACAGGTAGAACCTAGCAATATTGACATCAAAACGCTAACGACTTCATCAATTACTAAAATTTTACCTGATGCCATAGACGCTCTCATATTATGCAGAGAAGCATCACAAAAAGCCACTCTATAGTTAGGATCTAATAAACGCATAAACCCGTCAGACTCAGCACCACGCAAGTGCTGCAAGTCTGTCACGCCGTCACATTGCTGATGTAGCAGTCCGTTTCTATATCCTAGAAAAATACAACCTCTTTCTTTAAAAATTCCATTCATCCAGTTTGCTATTAAGAATGATTTTCCTGATCCGGTTCCAGCTTTCAAGAAAAGTATTTCACCTTTTCTCGGAGGGAATAATTCCCATCCGATCGCGTTATCATCTTTATTCTTCCAGTCTGTCGCAAGTTTTTCCTGTCTAGTAATTAAATTGCCTGGTTTTGAAATGTCGGGTTCATCCCACAAACAAGAGGTTTTATAGGATGAATAAGCCGCATTTTTGAGAAATTCCGGTAAATCTTCAGACGGTATTTTTGCCTCGTTAGGCTCGTTTACTTCTGATACTTCGAGCCGTTTATTCTTATCATAAATCTTTGCAAACTCTTGTAAAGTCAACCATTCAATAGTAGAAATATTACCGCCTGATACTACCAAATAATCATCAATATCAAAAGAGCCTAATTTAGTCTCTTGCTCCCACCATCCAAACAGAGGCAAGTATTCGCAATGTCTCACCTGTTCAGATGTCATTAAAACGCCAGATAATACCTCTGGATTATTTACAGCCCCCGCGTCTGGTAAAATGCAGACAGTTAACGGTTTCAAATCTTTTATAATCTCGTCTAACTCCTTTGTGAATTTGGCAGACATTGCAGTCCCGACAACGATTATATTTTTGTTAGACTCCCACATTTTAAGCGCTGTTACAGCACTCTTTACGCCGCCTTCACACAACCAAAGTTCTATTGCTGTTAGGTCACAGTCGGGATGTTTTCTCACATATAATGGTAATTCTCCAGTGTGTTGTAATTGACACCCATAACCTCCAACTTTGACAGATGATACCCAAAAATATTTTCCGACTTGTTCTGCATTGTCCGCTGCAATTTGACCTCCAACAATCTCCCCAAATTGGTTGATAGTGCTAACAAACATTCCACCTAACCATCTCGTTTGATTTGTCGCCGGATCATAACCCGCGATATTCTCTGTTAGGTCTAGTCCTTTCTCCCACGTTGTAAACCAACCTAACTCTACAGAAAAATTAATTTGGTCATCTGTTAAACCGCGTCTTTTTAGTCTATTTCTATGTGCTTGGCTTAAAGTCGTTTGAGCCAAAATCGTACGATAACCTCGATCTCGGATCTCATTTGTGGGTAGCTGCGCTAAGCCTGCGAGACGTTCGGCTGCGGCTCTATCCCGTTTCATTTGTGAGATGTCCGATGAGTCTTCAGAGTCGTTATAACCGCGACGCGGCGACACCATAACGCCTCTCATCCCTCCTCCTATCTCTTTAATTAAATACCATTCACTATTGAGATCTGCCGCGCTGGTATTCCAACAATAGATCGCGTCAGCATAGATCGGTTTACATCTTGAGTCTAACTCTCCACATACAGGGCAATTTTCGTGCTTGAAATTCTTAGGATAACTATTGTCAGATTGAATATTATCTGTTATCATGATTTTACTTGGTGAATTTTGGTGATTTTAGGTGATTGGTGAATTTAGGTGAATTTAGGTGAATTTTCCGGTTTTCGAGTTTTTTAAGTCTGATTTGGTTTTTAGAGAGAACGGCTGAGGTAGCCGACTTGCTTCTCCCTAACTTTACATCCGTTTGACGACGGGTGTATTTTTTTGCTTCTTCCCCAAGATAGCAACACGAACGGTTTATGTCAATGGTTTTGATGGAGATATTCTAATGAGGTTTCCTGTCATCCTATACAACAAACCTGACTCATGTATTGAGTCAGGTAAAAGGGAGGATAGAAGCGGGTTCTAGTTGCTGTGTCTGTCGTTCGGATCTCTTACTAATAGTAAGAAGGTAGAAACGACAAACTCTACCGTAACGGTGAGGACTTCTAACCTCGCTTCTGTCTTGATCGATCGGGTGGGCGATCGCATCTCCTATATTCCACCGAAAACCTCACGAGCGCGGTTATTTGAGGCATTAAAGCCCTGTTAGTCTCGGTTCTGTAGAAACGTACCACGCCAGCCACCGCCCGATCAATTACGGGAATCCCCGCAGGCTACGGACAGCTCTTTTGAACGCACCGATCGCGCCTAACACTTAACCCGCCCCGCGCGGGTTTTTTCTTGCCCAAAGTCCCCAATACTAGAGTCAGGTAAAATACTGACTAGAAGCGAGTTCTAGTTGCTGTGTCTGTCGTTTAGATCTCTTACTAATAGTAAGACAACTTAAACTACAGACTCTACAGTAAAGGTGAAGGAATTGTGAACTCGCTTCTGAAGAATCACGCCCGCGGCGATCGCTAAAGGACATCTGAAAATCGAAGGGCAAAAAGTGAGCCGTAGCTTTCATCACCGCCCGCACCTTGAAACGTGCCACCTGTCCATGAAACCGTAGGGGATGGATCGGTTAGTCTGACTCTTAGCTGGTAGTTGAATATTCCATCAGATTGATAATTTCCAACAGCCATAGCTAAAGTCATCCCAGACCAAAGATTTGATCGGTTCGGGTTGCCTATAAATCCGACGTGTGAAGAGCCAGAATTCATCCGTCCGCCCACTGATGCGTTCCAAATCTCAGAGGTCGCTAAATCAGCAATTAAAGGCTGCCTACCAAAGAAGAAAGTTAGGCCTTTTGCTGGCAGCCTAATCCCATCTAAAACGGTGGCATCATTCCGTAAGTCAAATGTTTCTGTATTTAGTGGTGAGGGATAATAAGTATTAACAACAAAACCTGGGTTTGAGTTAGCACCCATACCTCTAAACAGCGATCCCCCTACGACTGACACTTCAAACACATCAGATCGCGCTCTTGACCAATACTCCCAAACGTTTCCCCGGTAGCCTAAGATCCGCCCGTTAACTTTAGCAAGTTTTCCCAATTGATCTAAACTTGCATTGTACGGTTGCGGTGTGTAAGCTGATAAAAACGTTTGAACTGCTGCCTGTCTTGTCTGTACAGCGCTTAAGCCGCTTGTATCAGTCATTAGCGCTAACCGAGAATCAACACTTATTTTCAGGGTATTAGATCGCGTCATTTGTTCGTTTAACGCTGTGTTTTGTATTTGAGTTTGTGCTATACTCGCTTCTAAAACTCCTACAGTTTTCAGATTTGTTAATCTGTTTGTCCTTTGTAGATTCTCTGCCAATTGCCACGTTATCCTGTTCAGTAATGATTGATACCTAGCGTTAAATTCATCATTAATCTGTATTGTCTGAACAGATACAGATTCAACTGGGGTCAACTCTTCAATTCCAACAAAAACAGCCATTTCTACCTCTACCTTTTATGCTCTGCATTTAAATCTTTAGCCGCCTCACAGATTGATTCGTACCATTCAATCAAAGCCTCTATACTTGTATCTGTTAACCAGAAATCGCTACCTTTTAGCCATCTAATAGCTTTTGCAATTTCTTTTTTTTGGGTACTCTTGATAGTAATTGCGAGTAATGTCTTACAGAAATATCTAGCACGTAGTAAGGAAGTCTCGCCAGATCGTAATCTTTCAATTTTACTTCTTCTATACCATGTTCTGAACTCGCGACGGTCACGTTGTTTTCTACTAACGAAAAGATAGTATCAGCCACGTTTTCATAGTCAGCAGTTCGGAAATTAAAAGCAGGATCGCCACAAGTCAACCTAAACCCATCTTGACAGTCTGGACTTACAATCAAAAAAGTTTTGGTTAACAAACTGCTGCGATTGTCTAGCGGTTCTATTCTGAGATTGTCTTGACATTTGATAATCTGAAGGAGGGATATTTTGTCAGTTAACGACAATTCCATTGATGCCGCCCGCGTCAGGATTAAAGGATCGCCATTTTGATCGGTACAATATGTTGATATAAGCCAGTCCGATCCTGCATCCGCAGAAATTTGTGCCGCTTTTTTCTCAAAAGTTAAACAGTCGGCTGATGTCGCCTCTGTTACTTTTATGGGTATTTCTGCTGCTTCCGATAGATACTCCCATGATTGTGCTATCCATCCGTGAGAATTGCTAGTCTTTTTGTGTTCTGTTTTCATGAGACAATTGTACTCGATTGGTTAGTTAAAAATCGTTGTAGGTGCTAGGGAGTAATAGAGCTAAGTCTTGACCGTACAAACTCGCTAGTTGGCAACAGTGCGAGACATCGCGGCATCCTGTACGCTCCCATCCGCATAGAGTCGCGGCAGATATTCCTAATTTTAAGGCGGCCGCGCGTTGTGTGTATTTTGTCGCAGCACGGGAACTTTTTAGAATTAGCGCCTGATTTAGGTAGAAATTCTTTTTTCGTTCAATAGTCAGCCTAAAAGTTAGTTTCTGTGTCATTTTTGTTTTTAATATCTAAACAAGGTTCAGCTATCCCAAATAATAACACTCTAAAACGGTGAGTAACGGACAATCAATATTATTGTAGATTTAATGATTCAGTTAAAAAGATGGAATTTAGAGCCGACTCTTTACCCGTGCCTACAAAATTATTTTGGGAGAAAACGACACACGGTTACGTAGCATTTGCGACGCTAGCCAAAATCGGGCATCCTCTAGAATATTTGAGTGATGACGGGAAAACGAGTACAGAGGTTTTAAATAGTTTTTCAGAGGACTCGATCTCGTCAATTAGAGGGATGCCGCTATGCTTAGGGCATCCACAAACCGGAACCTACCAAGGAAACCAAAGCGGTGCAGAAATCGGTCACTTCTTACAAGAAATTATCATAACTGACTCTGGGGAGCTATTAGCACCCGTGACGATTACAGATAAACGTGGCATAGATTTAATAGAAGATTGTCTCTTGCGTGGTTTAACGCCTGAAATATCGCCTGCTTATTGGGTAGAATCGGTAGCACTAAGACAAGACGGAAACTTTGAACAGTCACGCGGTAAATATGATCACGCTGCTTTGCTCATGCCTGGTAACGGGCGGGGCGGTGCTGCAATGTCGCTTCGACTTGATCACACAGATACTCCAAAAAAAATGACAGAACCTATAACAGAACCGTCTCCTCCCACAAATTCAGTTGCGGAAACTCCCAAAGGATCCGATCCGGAAAGTCAAACAGTTGCAAAACTTCTCTCTCAAATTGAAACTTTGACAGGTGAAAATGTACGTTTAAAATCGCAAGTTGACGCAACGGCAACAACTCATCTAAGCCTAGACTCTATTAATTCTCGACTAAATACACTCGCACGAATTGGCAAGATAAACCTAGACTCTCTTGATTTAGAACAGTCGGCTGCTGACATGCAAAGACAGCATATTTCATCACTCAACCCGGCGATTAATTTAGTAGGGAAAAGTGAGGAATATATTGCCGGAATGTTTGATACTTTGTGTTCTAATTCAGAAAATCCCACAGTCTCGGAGAATCCGACAGTTGCAAAAGTTCAGCAGCAACTAGCAGGAACTCGCAGCGATTCGATCAGCAGTAACACTGATCCGATCGCAGTTGCAAGACAGAAAAGACTAGCACAGATAGAAACCGGGTTTGAGACAAAATAACCTTCTCTGTAATAGAGTCATCGTCATCGTCATCATCATCATCATCAATTTACACTCAAGACACCAAAAAAAAGTAAGGGTAAAATGCCACAAACAACAATCAAGTATTTAGCAGATTCGGGTTTTGAAGGGATGATTTGCGACACTGTAAACCGGATTATCAGAGGCGCGATCGAAGGATGGGTTTCAGATAGTATTATTCCTTTTGGGCGGGCGGTGACAATACTGCCTAACGGAAGACTCGCAACAGTGTCAGAAGCGGGTCAAGTTGTAGCAGGAATTGCGTTATCTACCGATTCGTGGGGCTTGCCTAGTCCAACAGAAAGCGAACCGCCTGCACCTGCTTATCCGGCTAGAACGTCTTTAAATATTCTGACAGTAGGGGATATTTTTATTTGGTGTGAAGAGGCGGTTAATGCAGGTGATCAATTGTTGGTTAGAAGTACAGCGGCCGCGAGTCCTAATAATATTTTAGGACGTTTTGCAAAAACTGCGGGGGCGGGTTTAGAAGCTACGACAGGTTCGGTGATTATAGCTATAAAAACAACACAGGCCGCCGGGTTAGTGCCAGTGAGAGTTAACACAAAATAATTCTAACTTGAGAGAACCAAGAGAAACAACACACAAAACACAATAGAAAAATGACTGACACAATCGTCTTACAGAAATGGCTGAAGGAGCAATTGGTTCAATATGAGCCAAAAATGATAGAAACCGTGTATCCCGAATATTGGGGTTTTGAAGGGAAACACCATCCGGCAATCGGCGATCTTCCTCTCGGTTTGTCAGAAATTATTACCTCACGTAAGGATTATGTGGGAACCGCTGCAAACTACGGGGGTAAAGCTACCACGATCCCTTTAGCAAACTTTGGAATCGGATCAGAAAAAAGTAAAACAGCAGTGGGTATTCTGGCGGCGGACTGGTCGGTTTTCGATCTAGCTACTGAAAAAGTGGCGATGGCTAACCCTGGACTTTTACAAACACGCGGGTTAATAAAAGAGTACCGGGCTGCTATCGAAAGAGGGCTACGTGAATGGATGCACTTAAAAGCAGTTTTTGGGGATATTTCATTAGATATGTCGGGGCTTTTGTCTAGTAAAGAAGTGCCCATTATTGCAGAAGCGCAAGCATTAAACGCATTACCCGCCGCCGCTTTATATGACTGGTTTTTAACACGTCTTGCCACGTTTAAAGAGCAAAATATGCTCACAACAAACGGTCAAATTAGCGTACTGCTGAATACCCGTCTAGCGCTGGCTTTGTCGCGTCGTTTTACAGATACAGGTGACGGATCGCCTATGCGACTACTAAGCGGTTTAATCGCTAATATGACGGAAGTTAACGAGCTATCGGGGCCGCTTTTAGAGCGTTTTGGAGTTACAGCACCCGCAGCGAATCTAGACATGATTGTGTTTTATAACAATCAATCTAATGTTTTAGATCGGCGGTTCTTTCCTATTGAAATAACACCGCCTAACCTATTAGATGATCAGGTATCATTTAGATGTGTTGGCTATTGTGCAACCTCTGAAGTTCGATTTAAGCAACCCATGCAGGTGCAATATGTCACTTATCCTAGATAGATAAGAACGGGTTACGTCAAAGGTTATCATCGTTTCAATAATGTTTAAGAGGTATCTAATGGCTGTTATTACGTATATGGGAGAGAAGGATCAACCGAGGGCGAGAACAGGAGCGCGAGGTTTTACTTTACCGACAGGAGCTTTAATGTTAGAGTCGTCTGTCGCAACAGAGGTATCACCGGAAATCTTGAAACAATTAGAGGCAAACCCGATCTTTATCTCTCTCCAAACACTAGGAATTGTGACAGTGAAAAGAGAAGGAGGAGAGCCGACAGTCTCCATCTCGGAGAATCAAACAGATGCTAACCTGAAGAAAAAATAAATGGCTACTATATGGGGTGATCCGTTCACTGTCTCAACCTTGCTATTACCGATTAAACCTGTATTATTAGACCCGGTGGATGAATGGGGGAACCCGATCGAGTCATTAGAAATAATGATAATACAGGCAAAATTAAAGGCATCAAAACGATTAAGAAGCGAGGCGGACATATCACTCCCTCTGCAAAGGCAGACGGTTCTATTTGAAGGTTTTGTCCTTAGTCAAAGTGTAGAATCGGAACTACTCGCAGGAACTAAAGGCACTGGAACTATTAACGGGCTTGTAGGTGAAATAAAACTTTTACCCGTAGGACAATCCTCTATTGGTTTTCTAACAAATCTGTTAGGAACCAAATTATTAATAGAGTTCAGCCAAACTGTAACAATTCTGTAACCACATAGTGAGGAAAAAAAAATGTCATTATTTCACGGGATTAGTGTAGCGACTTTAACGGAAAACCCTAGTATTACAGGTGGGAATGTAACGATCGGATTAGTCGGCACATCTTTTAAGGGTACGGGTTTAAAACTTTTTGTAAGTCTGGAAGAAGCCAAATTGTTTCTAGGCGATGAGTCGGGAAATAGTACATTGATTCCTGCTTTAACTACTATTTTCCGATACGGTGCAGGACGGGTTATCGTTAGCAAAATATTAACAGATAACCCTACAACGTCACCAATTGCTGCAACATCTTTTATGTTTGACAGCGGCAACAAAATTAGACTACCGAATAAATATGTCTCAACTGTTGTTGTTAGTTCTACAGGTCAAGCTCCTACTGTTTACACTTTGACGACCGATTACACAGTTAATGGAGACAAAGGAGAGATAACCCGTGTTGTGGCTGGTACTATTCCAATGGGTGCAACAGTCGATGTTTCCTACGAAGTTCTAAACTATGTACCAACATTAACAGCGGTTAATGCTGCGATCGCCGCGCTAGCAGATGCTGAAGGGATGCCCAATATTGGGGTTAAACCTAACATTTTAGTAGTACCAAATTATGATGCGTTACCCGGTGTTGGAGGGATAATATCAAGTTCAGAGCAATTGTTAGTTATTGCATCTCAATTAAAAGCGAGAGCTTTGATGGATTCCCCGGCGGGTAGTTCTACCGACACTGTAATAACAAATCGAGACGGATTAACTGGCGTAATGGCTACCAATAATATTAGAGCAATATTGTGTCACCCGCGGCTAATAGCTAACGGAAAATCGGAGCCGTTATCGTTAAATTTAGCAGGAATTATTGCCAGAACTGACAAACTACTTGGATATTGGCGATCGCCCGATAATCAGCCTTTAATCGGTGTCAGTGGCATAGATCCGAGTCAGCAGATGTCTACATCATTTGTAGGAAGTGCAGACAATCAAGAATTAAACAGACGGGGAATATACACCGTTTGCTCCGTACCAGGACAGGGATTGTTTGGTTGGGGTTTGTGGAACTCATCATTTCCGGCTAATCCTGAAATAACGCAATATATCCCAATAATTGCTTTACAGGATATTCTGCAAGAAAGACTCACTTTAACCGCGCTTCCTTTCTTAGGAAGTGAAAGGGGAGAGAGTACAATCAGTGCTATTAAAGAGCGATTGCTTTTTATCCTAAACTCAGAAGAGTCTCTATCACCGGGTAGTGAGGTCTTCTATATACCAGGTAACAGCACACCAACTCTTTTAGCTTATGGCGTGAAGGTTTACCCTAAACTTCCCATCGAAAATATTGCGTTAACTATGACTTTGACCGTACCTGTGTAATTGAAAATCTAAATCACAAATAGGACTCAAAACAAATGAATTTCTCTTTTACAAACGGAAGTATTAATCTGATAACACAATCAGGGAAAATCGGATTGCAGGGAGTCTGTAAGGAGTTTAAGTTGCCGACTTTGACTTTTGCGCTAGATGATGATATGCGATTAGGCTATTTTGGCACGGCTCCCGTTGTTACAGGGATGGAACCGATCGAAGGTTCTATAAAAATTGCAGGATGGTCTGATGACTGGGTTCGTGAATCTGCTAACTGGAAAGATGGTTTTCAATTTCAAATTATCGGCAGTTTGATCGGATTGCAGAGAGGAGTAAAAACAAACAGCACTCTCTTAATTGCTGTGAATGCTATTCCTTCCGAGCTTAGTTTAGGTGAACTAAAAGCGGGTGAAAGTATGGAAAGTGAAATTACGTATATGGCACACTATGTTAGTGTCAGTCGCAACAATGTCTCGCAACTAACAATAGATGTGCAGAACAATATCTATCGTATAGGAGAGAATGATCTGCTAGCACAATTTAGAGAGTCGATCGCTTAATGACAAACTTAAACCCGGTCGCAATTTGGACAAATAATCCCCGTCAATTACTCCCTACTGAGTATAACTTTGCTTCAAATTTTAACTCTCAAAATCAAGACGTTTTAAACCAAAGCCAGTTTGTTAGAAGTCAACTCCAAAATCTCTCGACAATTTTAAATGCGATCGAATCTAAGAATTTAGAGTTATCAGCACTGAATGCTGCTATTGTCTCTGTGAATAATCAATTAAGACTGGCAGATTTGACGCTAGAAAATGACGCAATAGCCGCGCGTGTAGATACAACTGCGGCAGGTTTTGCAACTATATCAGCAGCTAAACTAAATGCAGAAAATGAAACAACAGCAACAGAATTAGCTATAGGGAATATAACACTAGATACCAAAGTACAACGGTTAAATCCGCTCCTTACAGAACTAGCAGCACTCGGAAAATTTAATGATCGAAACTTGACTGTTTCCGGCGCTAATTCTTACAATTGGGCAACATATTCGGGGGTGCGGGTAAGACCTCAAATAGCGTTAGTGATGGAAAATCAAAATCAGGGAAGTAATGGCGGTGCTGTAGTCGCTAATACTTGGGGTAAACGAGAACTAAATACAATTAAATTCCTAAATGTAGCAAACGGGACGCTAAGCAACAACACTTTAACCTTACCCGCGGGTGATTATGTCGCGATCGGTTTTTCGACTTTTGCTGGCTGTGCCGCATCTAAAACTAAATTACAAAGAGGGCAAACAACGATCGGATTAGGAGCGTCTGGAAATGGTACAACAGACGGCGGAAATGTAGGAAGAATAACGAACAATCAAGCTCCTATTTATACTGCCTTCAATTTACAGGAAACAAGCGAGATAAGTTTAGACTTTTTGGCCACAAATAACCCGCCTTCTTTAAATTCGGCTACGCAAGGAAGAGCGGCAGGCATAGACACAGAGAATTATTCACAACTATTTCTGATTGCTGCAACACCATCTGTTTGAGTATTTAATATGCCTGATCTAAAAATTACAGTGACTGTAGATGATTCTGCTGTATCAGCTTTAGAAGGCAGACTAAGAGGGTTGTCTGGTGCTGCTAGTGGTGTTGGTGGTGTTGGAGGTTCGGCAACATCTCAGACTCAAAAATTCGGTGAAAGTCTGCAAAGTGTAGGCGGCGCTATGTCAACTTTGGGCGGGTTAACATTAGCAGCAACTGCACCCGCAATAGCCGGATTTGGAGCGTCGGCAAAAGCCGCAATTGATTATGAATCCGCACTCGCAGATGTTCAGAAAATTTCAGATTTCAAGGCGGGGATGGGTAGCGACTTCTCTAATGGTTTACTCGAATTATCGGCAAGTTTAGGGAGTGTTAACCCTAACGATTTGGCCGCTATATCGGCTGGTATGGTAAGACCTGGGCAGAGTGCACAAGACCTGTTATTAGCATCTGAAGCCGTATCGAAAATGGGTGTAGCTTTCAATATGAGTGCGGCAGATTCCGGTAAAGCATTAGGCAAGTTATCCACAGCTTTTAAAGTGCCTGCACGGGATATGAAAACTTTTGTGGGAGGGCTTAACGAATTATCAAACAAGACAGGGATTGCAGGGAAAGATTTAGTTAATTTTATGTCGAGTAGTTCTGAATTAGCGGGTAGAATGCCAGCAACCGACGTAGCGGCAATGGGCACGGCCTTAATTAGCGCGGGTATAGCCTCAGCTAGAAGCGGGCGATCTATCTCGTCTATATCCTCTAAGTTGATGATGGCTAGCAGCTTATCAAATAAAGCTAAAGCCTCTTTTAAAGATATGGGAGTAAGTGCTAAAGACTTGGAAGCTGATGTCTCAAAGCGCGGCGCACCGGCTATTGTTGACTTTTTAGAAAAAATCAACAAAATACCGACAGCCGCCAAAAAAACCGAGGCATTGAATAACATTTTTGGTGCTGACTTTGCACGAACGGCTGGGGTATTAGCTAATAATTTGGGACAGGTTAGAAGCAACTTGAAAGCAGTTTCAGATCAGAAAGCGGTAGCCTCGTCAGTTGATAGAGAATATGCAGTCAGGCAAGCAACAACAGCTAACCAATTAAAAACATTTGGTGCAACAGCACAAAGAGTCGGGATCGCAGTAGGATCGGGGCTTTTGCCTGCTATTAATGACGTGGGAAAGGCGGTTCTGCCGATGGCTAATGAGTTTGCAAAATTTGCTACCGCTAACCCAGGTATTGTAAAAAATGCTGTAGCGTTTACTGGGGTTGCAGCGGCGGGCGGTTTGGCTTTAAGCGTCGCGGGTAGTCTCGCAACCTCGATCGGCGCGATCGCCACCGCAGCACCTATTATCGGAGGCGCGGTTGCAGGCATCGGAGGGGCGGTAGTAGGGGCGGGCGGCGCGGTAGTAGGTGCTGGCGTGGCAATGGGCACCGCTTTGGTTGGTATCGGATCGGCCGCTGTGAGTGTTGGAGGCGCGGTAGTAGGTGCTGGCGTTTCGATGGGAACCGCTGTTGTTGGAGCGGCAACAGGAGCCGCCACACTAGCAGGCAGTTTATTATCAATTCCAGCCGTCGGTTTGGCCGCAGCAACAGTCGCAGGTTTAGGCTTAGGTGTCGCCATCCACAAAGCGATTAACCCAGCAACCGATCTAAATACTATTATTCCTGATATAGGCTTAGGTGCTAAGCAATCGTGGCAAGATGTCAGCACTGCCGGATCTCAACTTTGGAGCGATTTAAAACTCGGAGGCAAACAAACATTAACAGATTTAGGAAGCGGTTTCACTTCAGTTAAAGATACTGTTGGATCGGCTTTTACAGGTGTTACCGAGTCCGTCGGCTCTGCTTTTACAGGTGCTTTAACAAACGTGACCGGGTTTGTTACTTCGATCGGTACAAGTTTCTCGACTGTCGGAACTACTATCAGCACAGCTTTTTCTACAGTCGGAACCTCTATTAGCACAGCGTTTACAGGCGCTTTAACAAACGTGACCGGGTTTGTTACTTCGATCGGTACAAGTTTCTCGACTGTCGGAACTACTATCAGCACAGCCTTTTCTACAGTCGGAACCTCTATTAGCACAATCTTTACAGGATTAGGTTCAACTATTACCGGGTTTGTTACTTTGATCGGTACAAGTTTCTCGACTGTCGGAACTACTATCACTACAGCCTTTTCTACAGTCGGAACCTCTATTAGCACAATCTTTACAGGATTAGGTTCAACTATTACCGGGTTTGTTACTTCGATCGGTACAAGTTTCTCGACTGTCGGAACTACTATCACTACAGCCTTTTCTACAGTCGGAACCTCTATTAGCACAATCTTTACAGGATTAGGTTCAACTATTACCGGGTTTGTTACTTCGATCGGTACAAGTTTCTCGACTGTCGGAACTACTATCACTACGGCCTTTTCTACAGTCGGAACCTCTATTAGCACAATCTTTACAGGATTAGGTTCAACTATTACCGCTTTTGTTACTTCCGTTAGCACTGCATTTTCTACAATCGGAACCTCGATCAGCACGGCAATGAGTGCCGCAATGACTAGCGTACAATCTGCGGTTTCAGGGATGCAAACAGCCATATCGACTATGGCTTCCAGTATTCAAACAGCTTTTTCTACAATGGGTACAGCCATCAGTACCGCGATGTCCGGTGCTTTGACTGCCATACAGGCATCTATTACCAGTATTCAAAGCGCGATCTCTGCAATGGCAACCTCTATGCAGGCTAGCTTTGCTGCTGCGGGTGCGGCCATGCAATCAGGAATGACGGCGGCTGTTGCTGGCGTTCAAGCTGCTTTGACTGGGTTATCTTCAGCCGCTAGTGCTGCCGGATCAGCTTTAGCGGCCGCTGCAAATTCTGCCGTCGGAGCGTGGCAAGCTTTAGCAGGTGCTATTGGTGCAGCCGTTTCTGCTGCACAGAGCGCCGCTACTGCTGTTGCTGGGGCGGCTAGTAGTGCTGCTAGTGCAGTTGCTGGTATTGCAGGCGGCGGTGCCAAGGGTGTGTCTAGCGGTGCTAAAGGCTTAGACGCTTCTCCTTCTCCGTTCCCTCGCTATACCGCACCCGGTGGCCTCGGAGGCGGTGCAACTAATATCAATTTCTCACCACAAATCGGAGTGAATGGCGTTTCCTCTTTCAATGCGAGGGATTTTATCCGCGAATTGCGATCGCATGAATCCGAATTTGCAAACTACCTTAGTAGTCTCACTAACAGACAAAATCGCTTTAAATATTCCGATTGAATCCACCAATACATGAGTCGGGTAAAAGGTAGATTAGAAGCGAGTCCTACCTGTAGAGGCTGTCGTTTGGATCTCTTACTAATAGTAAGAAGGTAAAAACGACAGACTCTACAGTAACGGTGAGGACTTCTAACCTCGCTTCTGAATACCTGAGAAAGCGTTACCTGAAAACTGGGCGGACAGTACACCCTATAACTCAAATGTCTTCTGAGATGTGTTCAATTTGACGATTAAGAACCTTTAGACTCGTTTCGATGGCAATATACGTTTGCCACGATATCACGCGCTGTAGGTAGCAGAGATTAGGGCTTGACAGAAAGACAATCAAGAGAGATGATAAGTATGAAGGAAAAGACAACAGGACACCCGCCTAGGGATTGAAAAACTGCAAACAATAAACCCTGTTGTTTTTTCTTTCTCTTAAATTTAGTCCTTGACAAATTGACCACAGAGAGAGAGAATACAAAAGCCTGCATTCCACTAATGCGTTGGCTAGCGATTGATACGGGGATAACTTCTGACACTTACCCGGATCGCTCTATTTCGTACCTCCTTCAAACAGAAAACCATCTAATTCTTGCGGAATTAGATGGTTTTTTATCTGGATTGAACCGGACAAAAAAGCCATTATGGGAATTCCCATAATGGCTTTCAAGGTTAATCCCAGTATTGGGAATTATCGATTATCAAAATAATTACAGATCGCTGTGTCTAACTCTTCAGTTACCCTGTAGACACCAATCAATCTTTGCGTACCATTGCACAAGCGCGACTCATTTTTTCTTGCGTCTGTTCGGGAGATCGGGATAGCCATGCTGACTGCCTTCCCTAGTTCCGGTCGGTACTCTGTTACCATCGAGATCGGATAACCCAACTGTTCGGCACGTTCGGCCACACCACACCAAACCTCGCTATCTTCAGCTTTAAGCGCGGGTTGACCGACTCCGAGCATATCCATTGAAAAGTCTTGTAGATGCTGCTTAAATCGCGGGTTATTGATGTCTATTTCTAGCCTGTCCAATATTTTGAAAAGTTCCACTAAACGAATATCAGCAGGTGGAAGTTGTAGCGGTTTTGGTTCTGGCGGCGCGATCGGCTGTTCGACTTCATATTTCCCCGTCTTGCGGATACTGGGGATAACTTCTGCATGAATCCATCGGTTTAATGCTTTTCCTAGCTCAGTGCGAGAGCGCGAAACAAACATTGTCAGGGCGGGTTCTGACAGGATTAGCATATTTTGATCCCGCTCGATAGTGTCGGAGATGAGTTTGTTAGTAAAAAAGTCATCTCCCAAATCCTCCCGTATCATAGCTTCTACCGCCGTGACTGTTGTACTAGACCCGATCGCCTGCAATATATCTTTAGCCACAAACCAGGGTTCGCCATTGATCGTAACAATTCGGACTTGATTGCTTTCAAACTCAAACTCAAACTCAAACTTTGCTAGAAGAGACATAACTTACCTTGGGTGATGTTTTTAGAGGGGATAGGTTCGGCATGAATTAATGGGCGGTAAAGACCGCCCGATGTGTGCTTTAAATTAATCCTTTTGCTGTTGCCATTGCGATCGCCTGAGTGTGCAGACTTGAATCGAGAGAACCTTTCAAAATAGCGAGTCTATTTTTTTGGGGGATTTTTTGCAGTTGTTTCAGTTTTGCAACAATAGACGGATCGACGTTATCTTCTGCAATAACCGGCGCGAGTTTGACGGGTTGTTGTTCGTCTTTGAAATGTCTCCGAACTTGCGATGGGAGATAGCAACAAAGCTCACCCGGCTGGAACTCTACTATCAACTCGCACCAACCGCCTATTCGCCAGTTGTGAGAGAAGAAATAGCCGATCTGGTTATCATGTTTACTGTCTGAGTTATCTATGATAACCAGATCGCCCTGTTTGAACTTTTCCCAATCTTGCGTCAGATGTGAGGACACCATACGCTCTAAATGTGTGCACCGCCTTTGTAAATTATCGATCGTGTCTCTTTGGTTTCTTTCAACTTCAGATTCTGGCATTGTTTTATTCTTGGATAGAGACGACTGCTATTATGTTGATCAACTCACCATGTAATGTTTGGCTAACGATTTTTACCATCGCCGGATTAAATAACAAATCACAAGTCTCCGCGGTTAGTATACTAACAGCAACCAGAGTGTAATCGAGATTTAACCTGACTGTATAACCATCTGTTAGCGCGTCTTTCTTAAATCCCACTTCTTCTGTGAACAAGTCGGACTCATGCTCGATCAATATTTTCTCGGTGTCTTTCTCGAAAGTGAATTTGATAGTATTACTAACTACCAGCTTATTACTAGGGAGGAGGACTTTTGCTCGTTTGAGTGCTAACATCAGTGCTTTAGGTTCCACCGTGTAGGGATTACTAAACGGCAGCGTTAACAGTCGCTCTATAGGCGGATAATTTGACCCGTCATTGAGACGAACTGCAAAAGAAGTATCTTCATGTGCACAGTGAAAGACTGCTATAGAATCAGTGAAGTAGATAGCGATTTTCCCCGAAACTTTCAAGAGTTTACAAAGTGATAATACTTTTTGACCCGGTATTAAAACAGAGTAATTCTTCTCTGGCAGAATTGGGTAAACAACATTAACTGCTTGCCAGCGACTCGATCGCCTGGTATCCGTCCCCATTGTTGTTAGAGTTCGTTCTTCAACATTAAAGTTGATTTTTGCCGAACAATAACTTTGATTCTCAGCACTCAGAGACGGGTAAACGTTCAGCAATCCCTCACGCAAAACCTCACCTTCTAATTCGATACAGGTTGACGTTTGAGCGCCGCTCAAAATGTCTTCTGTTAGTGGGTAAAATCCTCTGGCATCTTCTGCACACGGTGATTTCCACTTCGATCGCCCTTGTTTTATCAACAATTGCCCTTTATTTGGTGACACCAAATCAATTTCTGATTCTTTGTCTAGTCTTTCGACAATTTGCAAAAACTGAGGAGAAATAACCATCACTCCATCTGGCAAACTCTCTCCCCAATCTCGATCGCATAGAACTGTCTCGCTCGTTCCGTCAAAACTCGTCAGGGTTACGGTTCCTCCTGTCTTTGATAATTTAAATCCAGTTAACAGGATTTCTTCTGTAGACCCGCCCTTTGCTCGCTTTTGGCTCATCTTTAGAGCCTCAACGTCCGCTTTTATCTTTTTTACTGCTATCATTCACCACCTTTCTTTTTTGCTTCTTTAAGCTATCACGCGACAAAGGTTTATGTCAAGGGTTTCGGTAAAATATTTTTAAAACAGGCTCTAACCTTGACCCCATATAGAACTGAGTTAGGAGTGAATGGCCCGATCGGTCAAGACAGACTCATCTAGCATTATTTTAGAGCTTGGTTAACTGTCTGGCAGTCAAACATTTTTACTACAATCGTACTATGCACATAGCTAGAACCTAGCAAAAATGCTTAGAAGCGAGTTCACAATTCCATCACCTTTACTGTTGTGTCTGTCGTTTCTACCTTCTTACTATTAGTAAGAGATCCAAACGACAGACACAGCAGCTAGAACTCGCTTCTAATCTAACTTTTACCTGACTCTAGTATTGAGGGATTTTGGCAAGAAAAAACCCGCGCGGGGCGGCTAGATTCTGAGAACAGCGATCGCGCCGTAAACTTCGGGTTCACCTGCAATATTAGCGGGTGCTCCTAGCGTGTTTAAAGCTATTGGGTTTGTGGCTTCAACCATTGTCTCGATCGAGAAACTATTCGCGCTTGAAAGCGTAAACGCCGCCTCAAAATAAGAGAAGCCGTTGAAATCGTCACCTGACAAGGTGGAAGCGACGTTAGAGCCTTTGTAGATGGTATTTGTAGTTCTATTTACAAATTGAGACTTGAACCGTCCACAGACTGCACAACTGATATATCCCCAAACAACGTAAGAGCCCGGTTGTAGCGTGACTCTGCCGTTAGAAAGTCCGATCGAACTGGTACTCTTTACTGTCGTTGTGAAACCTCTTTCTACCCAAATAGAGGGAGCCGCAGATCCGCCACCTGTACCTGTCGCTGCTTGTATTTGATAGCAAGCTGTCGCCATCCTGTCAGATCCGCTCGGTGAATTGCTCCAACCAAAAGCCCCATTACTTGTAACTTCTATGACTTTACCCTGTTGCTTTCCTAATGTTACCAACTCCGCAAGCCTAGGGGAAAATTCTAGAACCGAAACGCCCACTACATACTGATCCGACTCAATCTTTAGGTTTGTTGCGTTAGTTGATAGCGCAGGATATTCTGTCAATCTGATCGGTATTAATTCCTCTATTGTTGTTAGTTTCTCTCGTGATTGTTGATTCTGAGTGAAAGTGTTTGTCTGTAAAGTTCTTAATGATTGAAGGCTTGTTAGATAGGCTGTCGCTGCTGTTATCTGTACGTTCAAAGCTGCTAAATGTGCAGAGGCCTCTGTAGTTGCATTTTCGATTACTGTCTTGTTTGCGAGATTTAAAGCAGACAGCTCGTTAACTATCTGATTGAAATTAGCAGCAAGGTTTGTATCTGTTCTTTCTAACTGGTTAACCATTCTTTTTACCTGACTTTTTGTGAAGCGTCTTCTATTAAGTTAACATCTATTACCATCCGAGTGATAATTCCGTTTAATTCCTTGCTGTATACTGCATCTATTTTTGCGATGCCGAAAATACCTTCTAGATCGGTTCCCGGTTGCCCAAAACCAAAACCACGAGCCGTCCCTAAGTCCGCAGCGTCACGCCACAATTTAACCCGCTGTCTTGAATTTGCACCGTTAAAATTCAACCGCAATTTTGCCGCCCGCGCTTTTCTTCCCAAAAACTGAGAAGACCTAAACCCGGTGATTATATTGTACTCGTCTGCAAATTCGCATGATATTAATTCTTGGTCATGAATTGTTATCGTTCCAAAAAATGCCATTGACAAATCCTCAATTGTATGTAAAGCTTTTATGTACACAGACAAAACCAAGAGACAATAGTTGACATAATGATGTGTAGTCAATGCCATCTCAACCCAAGACCCGCCGCGACTGTCTCCACTTGCAATCATACACGTTTTGATTCTTGGTGCGATGAATGCTTTGTTACTCGAAAGCTAACCGATATTTTCCCACAATGTACCAAAGAGGATATCGACAATTTAGAGAGTATTCAAAAAGACAGAAAGCAGAAAAGATTCGACAAGGTGCAGATCACCGAGTTGACATCAAAGCTAGCAAAACTTAGACGCGAAAAGACAGGCGGTTTCGATTATACCTACGGTGCTAAGGCAGAGACTGAATCTGATTTACTTGACGAACTCGATAAACTCTCAAAACGTACAAAAAGACAAGCCTCTGACACTGAATTGCATCGGCAACAACTCGAAAGTATCTATGATTATCTAGACGATTAAACTACAACAAAAAACCCGTCAAATCTTAGACGGGTTTTTTGTATCTGTTCGCAATCAAGAGTAAAAGGCGATCGCGTCAGTGACAGCTATTTGCGGTTCCAGCCCTCTGTCTATCAACCTCACTGCGTGACCTTCAATTCTGTCTATCAACACCAAAGATGCGGCACTATGGGTACTTCTCAGTTCATCTCTGTCGCACGATCGCTCTGCACAAAGTTTGGAGGCTGTTTTCCCGAATAGCGATCGGTTGATTTTGTCTGAGCAATTCGAGTACACGAACTTTCGGTAATTCTCCGAGACCTCGTTAGTCTCCAAATATTCCTTTATTGCGTCTGTCAAAGTGCGACGGGTAATTTTCCCGGCTAGTCGGGCATTAGTCTTAGCCTCTGCCGCGCCCTGTTCATAAATCCGACCAAACCGATCGTCAATAATGATATCTAAAGTTGTGGCAATTAATGCCGTGACGATCGCGCCTGCAAGAATATTGTTCTGTTTGTCATGGTATCGGTAATAGATGGCTGCGCTTGTGGTATCCCACAGGTTGAGCTTTGACTTACCGCCTGACTCCATTTTGTACTGCCCTTGCAACGTTGTGAAACCCGCTCCCAGCATAGCTTTGAGGTCTTCAGACAGCCGATTTTGCAACGTTGTGGAACGGTTCAATCCGATACTTTCTGCAAGCCCTGCACCTGAGAGATAATTGATAAATTTCCCGGTAGTTGAAGAGATTTGATTAGCCGTGTAAGCGTCGATCGCGATCGAGCCGATGTAGATTTCTGTCTTGAAAACTGTTAGAATTGTCATCAGTTCGCCTGCTTTATAGGTTGACTCATGCACCGGAAATTCAAGTTTCGCGGTGTTTTTTTATTGTAGCATAATAGCAAAGGTTTGCACTAAAATGCGTTAAGGAAGTGTTGAGCTTGTGGTATCCCACAGGTTGAGCTTTGACCATGAGTTTTGAGTGTTTTTGTACTGCCCTTGTAACGTGGTAAAACCCGCTCCCAGCATAGCTTTGAGGTCTTCAGACAGCCGATTTTGTAACGTGGTATTTCTGTGTAATCCGATACTTTCTGCAAGCCCCGCACCTGAGAGATAGTTGATAAATTTGCCTGTCGCGGGGTCAATCTCATTAGCCGTGTAACCGTCAACTGTTACCGCGCCGATCGCAAATTCTGTCTTGAAAACTGTCTGGCAGTCAAACATTTTAACTACAATCGTACTATGCACATAGCTAGAACCTAGCAAAAATGCTTAGAAGCGAGTTCACAATTCCCTCACCGTTACGGTAGAGTTTGTCGTTTCTACCTTCTTACTATTAGTAAGAGATCTAAACGACAGACACAGCAACTAGAACTCGCTTCTAGTCAGTATTTTACCTGACTCTAGTATTGGGGACTTTGGGCAAG